CTTGCAGAATATTTAGAGTGGGATGAAAGCCAAAGTCCACTTACTACTTAAACAGTTTTCATGTGCTCTCGCAACTTATCCCAATCAATGGCAAAGTCGACCTTACCACTGGGATGAACTGTGCGTACACTATAGTTGCCTACATATACTCCAGGTTCTTCGGGCTTGACTTCAACTAGTTCAGTCTTAACCTTGGAAGGTTTTTTAGCCTTGGGTGCTGACTCTGCAACCTGCTTAACTTGTTTTTTAGTTAAAGCACCATCGTCCTTTGGGTAATCGGCTTTTGGTGCCTTCTTTGCTGATGCTTTCTTAGCAGCAGGCTCGGCTGCTGGTTTAGCAGCAGGTTTCTTAGTCGCCATTATCCATGTCCTTTCATTGATAAGTTTCTTCCTTTGATAAATCCATTGGGCGGATTATCAGTTATTTTACACAAAATATTTTCATTTGTTAACGGATTAGTGTACCAAGCAAATGGGTAAAATCTTCCTTTTTTAAGATTAGGTAAGGGATCATCACCGTCTTTTACTTGGTAATTAACTTGGGTAATAGGATCATGATACCAAACGCTACTCTTTCTACGAGGGTTACCTTTATGCCAACCAGGCGGGATTTCACTTAAATTCTTCACAATTTTTGATTCGTTTGTTAGTGCGTTATAAATCCAAATTCTATCTTTGTTATGTGCTAGATTCGGCCTACGGTAAAGTAAAGGGTCGAATTCATCTTTTGGAATCATAATGTGATTGTTAGTGTTAATATCGATAACATGAGTTTTGTTTTTGGGTCCTCTAGATTTGGTAATTTTTTTAGGATTTTGTGTTCTGCCTAATCTAAAACCTGGAATTAGAGGCTTGCCTTTTGGAATCATAGTGCTAACAATACCATCAGTGATCCATTGTAATTCAGGAGCATTTTCAAATACTGCGTTAGATTGGTTTAGCATCTTAGGGTTTAGTTTTGCATTAATTTTTTTTAGAAATCGCGTTTCGTAAATCTTGGCGCTATCTTGATCTTGAAAAATTTTTATTTTTTTAATTACAAAAGATTCCTTACCAAATTTTTTAATGAGCATTTTGACTAGTTTCGATGAAGTAAAATACCTGTGCCAAAGATCATTCTTGATACTATTCTCATTTAATCGTTTGGTATATCTACTACCTGCGTAATATTGTTTTGTCAATACAAACTGAATAATATAAAAGTAACTTGACATGACAACCTCCTATAATATATTTAGTTGTCATGTCGCAAAATCCAGCTTTTAACGATTAAGTTTTAGTATGTCATAAAACTCTTTCTTTAGTGCTTGGTCTGTTTCAAAAGCACCTAACATGATAGCAGTAACCATGTCATTCTCATGCTCCCTCACACCACGCATGGTCATACAATGATGTTCAGCTTTCACTACGACGGCAATATTTTCGGTCTTGGCATAGTCGCGGAGTGCAGACGCAATCTGTGTGGTCATTTCCTCCTGTATCTGCGGTCTTTCGCAGATGTGATGCACGAGCCTGTTGAATTTGCTCAAACCAATTACTTCGCCTTCGGGCACTATCCCCACCCAGCATCGTCCAACGATATTTTGAAAATGGTGAGCGCATGTTGATCTGATACTAATTGGTCCTGTGGTATAAAGGCTTTTATAGCCCAAGTTGGGAAATGCTGTGACTTTGGGAACGCTACGATAACGTCCACTGAAAGTCTCACGTACAAACATCTTGGCCACACGCCTTGCAGTATCTTGCGTGTTATGATCATTTTGGGTGTCGATTACTAAACTATTTAGTACACCCTGAAATTGACCAGCAACCTCATCAACTAGACGATCAATTTCGTCGTCGCTGTTGATGTAGTCTGCGATGTTGTCGTTAGCGTGGAATCTGGCTCCTGCTTGGCGGATTCGTTCGCGAATTACTTCGCTCATGGATCTACCAAATACAGCACCTTCATAGCCAGGATGGTAAGGTGCTTCTTCTACTAGTTGTTGATTGTGATTCATTTATTCTCCGAGTTATAAAGGACGAGGATGTCCTATATTCTGTAAGTGTACTGTATTTAGACAGATTTGTCAATTGTTATAATAGGTGTTTTTAAACCAATTAAATGTGGTACTGGCAATGTCTGCTATACTACTGTGACGAGGACGCCAGGCTGTATCTTGCATGAACCTACGTGGATCTGCATATAATTGGTCTGGGTCACCCTCACGCCTTGGACCAAAACGCCAATTTAATTTGACACCAGCATAAGCAGCAACCTGTTCTAAGACTTCTTGATTGGTAAATCCACGTCCGGTGCCTAAGTTATAGCTACGATGTTCACCTGCTTTAAAACCTTCTGCTAAACATACTGCTTCTAGATGAGCATCAGCTAAGTCAGAAACATGTATGTAATCACGCACACAGGTACCATCTTTGGTATCATAGTCATTGCCATTAACGACAATTTCTCGACCACTTAGTGTACCATCTACCACACGGGTAAACAAGTGAGTTCCGTCTTGGGCTGAGCCCATGCGACCCTCGGGATCGCAGCCAGCAGCATTAAAATAACGCAGACTGATACCTTTGAAACCCGATGCTCTACAATGATCTGCGATCACACGCTCAGTCATTAGCTTGGACCAACCATAGGGATTGATAGGCAACGACGAGTATGCAGAACTTTCGCTTATCGGACAGTGTGCATAATTGCCATATACTGCGGCTGAGCTACTAAACACAATAGTGCCAGCCCAACCTTTACTGGCCAACCATCCTAGCATGCGATTGGTTTTTCCAGTGTTATTGTTATAGTACTCGCCGGGATCGGCTATGCTCGGGCCAACTAGACTAGTGCCTGCACAGTGAATAATAGCACCGGCTTCTCTAAGTGGGGCACAGTAATCTACTATGTCCACAAAGTCGGTGCACAGAAATTCATCCAGGAAATTCACGCTGGCTGGGATAGTAACTGTGCGATCTACGCCGATTACTGTATAGCCTGCTTGTTTGAAACGTAAGGCAGTGTGCCCACCTACATAACCAGTGGCACCTGTGATAATGATTGTCTTTGACATTGAACCTCCGCCCTGTCTTGGGCTTGTTGATTATCTAATTACTTATTGCTGTGTGCAGGTACGCTCTTGAATTATGCGTCCATCCTCAGTGCGTACTTCACGCCACTCTGTGCAAATAGGAGCAGGACGTTGAGCTGGTATAGTCTCTACATAAACCACAGGTGGATTGGCATAATGATGTAGTGCAGCACCAGCAATAACACCTCCTACAATAGCAGGAGCTACCCAACCACGATGAATATAATGTGGATGATGGTGGTGATGCCGCATATGATGTCTATGTCCATGAAATCCATTTGCTTCCACTGGCATAGCCACGGTTAATAGACTGGCTGCAACGAAACTGCTGACAAATGTACGCATACATCACCTCCTATATATCAATATTTAGCTGGTGCCAAGTGCTTTCTATAGTCTTTAGTCATACGTAACATATGCTCGCCCTTACCTTCTAGAATGTCACATATACGATCAATGGTACCATCGTTGTAGTCACTGATTAGACCCATGTTCTTATGTGGGTGACGCAGCAAAGGAACTAGCTTTTGTACAGCGTCATCTAGACTCCAAGGGATATAAAGTCGTTCGTGATCATTGGCAAAAGTTTCAGGAAAGCTGCGGTAAGCAGGATACAAAACATTAGAGCCAAGTGTGTCGGCTTCACTAACTGTGTTTGACACCCAATCTTGTAGAGCACAATTAAAAAGAACCCTAGTATCATTAAGTAGATCATAGTAATCATTCTTTTCTAAGTCCTCATAAATGACCAGTTTACCTTCTGCTTGTAGCCTACGAGTACGCTCCATATAACTGCTATTATTACTACGCAATTTAGCACCAGAAAACACAGCGAATTCTACTCGAGGCAAATAATCTAAGTTATCTGCTAGTGCATGATAGCGTTCAATTAGATCCATGTAAAAGTCGGGCTGTTTTTCTTGGTCCCAACGAGCAGCAAAGCCTACTCTAAATGCACGATTCTCAAATGGTTTCAGTGGTCCTAGTACACGACCACGTACTTCATTCTTGCCAAATGCCAGACCAGAAATATTGTAGATTGGAGCACTCCAACCTGCAATCTTCATGTGTGCTACCATTTCTTCATTAGTGGCCAGCACACCTGCAACAAAGGAATTAACCATGTGCTCATAACAAGCCATCCAGCCCTCCATGTTCCATACATGAACGAAGTCATCAGGGTCAATGGCTTGTGCAAGACAACGCACAAATATCCTAGGGCGATGAGTGGCGTCAACTTGATCGAGAATGTAAGGTAAGCTCTCGATGCCCGGTTGAAACATGTCTTCAAAGTAGATAACATCGTCACTGGTTACTGCTCCTGCTTTCATTAACTTGACCAAGTTCATCATCTGGCTCATGCCAAAGTAACTTCGACCATGTGCGTCAAGCACTTGGCCAGTTACAATGGCTTGATCATTACTCAATGTTTCTCCCTCAACAATAAAGTAATTGATCCCTCTGCGTTCAAACACCGAGCGATTCCACTCTTGTAACTGTAGAGTGTAGCGGTTTTTATACGGCTCAAGCGCCATATAGAGTAATTTTCGCATCTAATACCTTTCTATAGTTAGATATGATAAATAAAATATAATGTAGTATACTAAAATGGTGGAGTAATGTCAACAAAAAAGATTACACAAGATGAATTTATTAAAAGATGTTTATCCATTTATGGAACAACTTTTGATTACAGCCAAGTTTTGTATAAAAATATGACTACCAAGGTAAAAGTTATTTGCAACAAGTGTCGCAATTATTGGCTAGTTACACCAGCTAATCACGTTGGTCCTCGTAGATCTGGTTGTCCAACTTGTAAGTCAAAAAATTCATCACTCAGAAGCAAAAAAGTGTTTAACCTGGAATGGTTCGTTGCTAAATCAAACAAAATTCATAAAAATTTTTATGATTATTCTCACACAATATATTTAGATACCGATACTAAGGTATTAATTATTTGCCCAATACACGGAGAATTTAGTCAATGGCCTAGCGATCATATGCGCGGAATTGGGTGCTCTATGTGTAGCGGTAACAGGAAAAAGACTACACAGGATTTCATTTATGAAGCAAAAAAGATTTTTCCAAATTACGATTATACCAATGTAAAGTATAGTAGTGCTCATGGCTTAATTACTGTAGGGTGTCCTTCACATGGATTATTTACAACTAAACCCAATGCTTTATTAAATAAAACAGGATGTGGTAAATGTTCAGTAGATAGGCAGTTAACTACTAAAATTGCTAAAGGTATCATTAGAGATCCTAAAGATATACCTGAGTATGAATTGTATCGTAGAAAGGTTTGGCAAATTTCAAACCAACAATTTAATGAACACTACTACTTAATAAATCCCTATAATCTTAGTAGAGGGTATTACTATCATTTAGATCACAAATACTCAATACAGCAAGGATGGTATAATAATGTTCCGCCGGAAATTATTGGAGGCTGGAAAAATCTTCAAATACTTCCAGCGAAACAAAATAAGAGAAAATCCTATAAATGTAGTGTTACTTTAGAGGACATTCAGTAACCTACGCATAGCGTCGGGCCTGCTTGATAGCGTAGCCCCAGTTATCGCGTGGGTACTTACCAGCTTGGTAACGCTGGAAATCAGCGTAAGGGCTGTGGTTGTTGCCAAGATGTGCTTCATTGAACACATAGCCAAACTCGCGACAGAAGTCGCGATAACGATCTAACTCGTCAAAGATGCGTGTGACTTCGGGTTTGAATTGCAAATACTTCTTGATGCCTTTTCTAGACATTTCGTTTGTTCCTTATACTGAGATAAGTTGTGGTTGAGATTTATTATATGCGATAGTGGCACCATTCTCTCCGTCTTCGGCCACGGTGATTTCAATGTCACGATCGGGATAACGAGCAGCGATTGCTTCATAAAGGTCATCACTGATCATTTCACAACTCTTGTAGTTTAGTTCCAACGTCCCGCCAGCATACAACTTTTCTAGCCAGCGTTTGAATTGGATAAACTCAATATCCCTGTCGTTGTGAAATACTTCAATAGCTACTGTAAAGTGAAAGATGTGTCTGTGTGGTGTTCCTAAGAACGAGACATCGTACTCGTCGCCAGTGGCTAAAGCCGGGTCTGTAGCTGCCGCTGGATATTTGTGAATACCTTCCTTGCGAAAAGTAACCCAAATCATGCGACGAGCACGATCTCGAATACGAGCTCGTTGTTCTGTTAATGCCTGGTTTCGTTGTTGATTATCCATAAATTACAAGGTCTCTAAAGGTTGATGTACTAGCGTTAATGATATTGATCATAGCTTTCTTGCTTAGTCTAATTTTATACGATTCTGTATCTTTATGCAACTCTGCATAGCAATATTGAGTTCCGTAAATTGAGTCTGGTAATTTACAAGTCACATCGAATTTCCTGGCTTTATTTTGAATTTCTTCATAGCCAGTTTTAACCATGTCTTGAATAAAGTCAGGTGTGAAATCATATACATCTACTGCTGTTACCACACTGTTTTCGTCAACAGTGACACGTATTTGATATTGTAATTTTGCTGCTACCAAACTATCTTTAAATGGAACCGTACACAAATCATAAAAATTCATCGAACCAATGGTATGACCGGATGTGGCATTGATGCGTCTTGATTTTAATTCAACTGCATATTCAGGAAAATCAGCTCCTGGGCCTCGATTAAGAGGCCAACCTTCTGATTCGAAATAATTGTGAATAAACACACCTCTAGCAGCATCATCACGAGGCATTTGTCGACCTATTAGGCCTGTTTTTACAGATTTAAGTTTTAGCATACTTGATCTTTAGTGTATTGATCCCAGTCGGTGAAATGTTTAGAGTTCATTAAATCATGTACTCTATGACACCATACACCAGGGTTGGTTGCTTCGAAATCTCGGTCGTCGATCTTTAATACTGCATTATAATTTAGTAACTCTATGTATGGTAGTTTAGCACTAATCATAGGAATAAATCTACGATATTCGCATAGGCCACCGTCATGAAATTCTTCCAAAGCTGATATATCTAGATCTAAAGTACACCAATACCCAGCATCTAGAAAAGGTTTTATCATAGTCTCCCAACTGCGCCAGGTATCAACTTCGGGCTTTTTCGGAAAACTTTGATTTGCGCCAAAGTAAATATGCTCACAACCTAGTAGGTGAGTTTTGATTTCATCAACAGGTTGTACACCTATAACAAATAAAGTCTGTTTGCCCAGGGCTGGAGTATGTTCTACTTCAATGCCATGGAAAAATTTCACCGTGTCAAATCCGGGTCTGTCCATGTTAAATCTCAAATAGTGAAGTGTTAAGGTCAGGTTCGGCACGTTCTTTCTTTACACGATCCACTGAAACTGAACCTTCAATTTCAATGTGTTGATCTGCTTGTGTGCGAGAATTCAGTGCCTTCTTGCCAGCGAAACCACGAGTACCTACAATCTGCATCCAGTATTTGTGATAGCCGGCGATAATAGCTTCGGACTCCTGTCTAGTAGGTGCAGCGAAAATAGCCTCTACAATATCTTCAAAATGATCGGCACCGGGCGCTTCATATTCCATCATGCGCGGTCTTGTTCCGGAATCAAATCTACGATTGGCTTCTTGCACTGCGGTAATATGCATCCAAACATTGTGTGACATCAGTAAACAATAACTGAAACTATCCCAACTGGTTCGACCTTCTTTGCCGTTTTTATTGAGATCCCCGGGCTTATAGTAACATATATCACGCATGGTGAGCAAGCTACTAATTGGACTATCCTGCCAACTTTCGAATATTTTGTCAGCTAGTACCCCAGTACTCCACTGACGTGTATCGGTTGCATATCGCTTATCGTCGGCACTAGGCGCCATTCGATAACTCCATTTGTCCAAGTTGGGATAAGTGTTTTCGTAATAGACCTGGCCGTTAGCGGTTGCCAAGAATGGACTAGCACAGTCAAAGCTGATGGTGAAGTTGGGGTTTGCGTACTTGCGTATTGCTCGCTGTATGACTGTAAGTAATACCGCCCATTCGAGTTTACTGGTTCCCAAAAAGTGCATCCAATCATGTATACCCTCCTGTAATAATCCATCGTATTTAAGTGCAACTAGCCTTTTGAGAATAAGTTCAACGTCGCACATGTTTTGACCGCCCATGGCCCAACCATCAAAATGGCGTCCTGGGTATTGCTTGGGATCTGAGTAGTGCTTCATGATTTGATACCATGATTCGGCACTGGTATGGTTATCACCTTGTAATACATTGAGAAAACGTGCACCACCATTGGCCACACCGCGACGATTATTGATAAAATATTCGTTGTTGAACTTGGTAGCATCCACAGCTTCGGTTAGTGTGCTGATTTTGCAAGCAGCACTGGCCTTTTTATCATGAATAACCCAAGTTGGTATATCTAAAATCATACCATAGTCCGAAATGCTGTCAAGCCATTTCAACACTGACTCGCGTTTGTGCTGTGCTCGAGCACATCCAGAATTGGCTTTCCAATCACCTTCCCAAAGTCCTTTGGCAATCTGGAACCCACCCGAATCACCTAGCATGAATGTGCTTGATGCTCGATTACGTACCATGTCCTCAGACCAATCCTGTTTGGTTAAATCCAAGTTGGCATGGCCTCCTGAATACAAACTCCACTGATATGTATACAGACCTTGTTGAGCATTTAACCAATTTAGCTGCTCCATGTCTGTGAGCCCTTGTGGAAAACGTGCAGGATCCACATAAGGACCTGTTACAGGATCACGCTGTTTCCCTATAAAGGTAGCATAGAAACCAGAAATAGCCGGCAGAAACACGGCATAGTCCTTTTGTTTAGCTGTTAGATTGTCTTGCATCTTCTTCCTGACATAGTGCTTCCATTATTTTAAACTTTTCCCAGGTGTCACGCAAGCCAGGGTGACGCTGCATACGCTCATTTAGTTCACGTTCTTGTTGCATCTTGGTCATTGCCCAACTTAATGCATCTTGTGCTTCTGTGGTTAGTGCAATGGAGGTATTATTAGCATTTAGGCTACGCCAACTTACACCATCATTGACTTCCATGTCGTTGATGTTGGTGTTCCAACGTAGCTGTCCTGCGCCAACAGCACCCGGGCTCATATATGGATAGTTGTTGTATCCACCGTTAACAACAAGGTATGGACCTTGTGAAACCAGGCTTTTAATCATTTCTGTAGTGCAGGAATGGTATAGCTGTACAAAGCCAGCCCCGAATCGACTGTGATTTGTGCAGCACCTTGATCGCTGAACCGCAACATTTTGTCACCGGGTAATGCTAAAATAGTGTTAAACACTGCCACTGGCCATACACGATTAGCATTTAGTTTACCTGAGATACCTTGATGAAACACAAAGTCTCCGGCATGACTGCTTTTGTCACCAAAATGAAACTCTAGTTTGTTGCCATTGGTTTTGGCAATAAAGCTGGTTTCTTCGCTGTTGGCTTGGCTTTGGAATCGCATGCGTTGAATACTGCTCACAGCAGGTTCAATTTCAATATCCCAAGGCACACCACGGAATTTAACTGATTTGAGCTTTTCATTGATCACGCTGGCTACCATGAAACGATAGTTGTTCTTGAAGTCACCGTCGCGATTTTCAAAGTCAATGCCGCAGGGAATCATATCGCCATTGGTGTCTTTCTGACGAGCAATGCTAAGTCTAGCATCTTCTTTGTACTCAGGAATGTTTAAGATAACACTTAGCTTGCTGAGATTGGGCATACCAAATACGCCAACAAAGTCTGCGATAGCATGGTGCAGACGTGCATCTAAAATCACGCTGCGATCATCGGCCACAGCATTGATCATGGTATCTTTGTCGTCACCAGTGACCTTTAATAACTCAATGCCTAGTCCATTGGTGTGTTGAACTATGTCATGTAGTGCGTCTTTCATATTTGATCCTTGTAAATAGTTGTAGTATACAAAATCTATTTAGATTTTGCAATAGGTTTGTGTATTTTTATTATTCAAAAGTAAACAGTTGGTCAAATGTGGTCTTGATACTGGTATGCTCGGCAATATTCCAACCAAGTACACCTAATAGGTTTTCCACTTTCTGATCCACAATAGTATCTTCCATAAGTCCATCATCAAAAGGTAAATCTTTAAACCATTGCGGTATGTGAGTTTCGTCTGTGGGATAGCCCACAGATGTATAGCCCAAAGGATTAGATCGCAGTTTACACACAATGGTTTTCATACCATCCACAATTTGCATGCTGTAGTTGTCTGAGTGCATACGACGCAGAGTATTCCAGTTTAGTGCAGCTCGAACGTGCCCGGGCATGTTGGCACGACCTTTCTTGTTTTCTAGCTCACCATAATGAGTAAGATTGTTCACACGTTTCGGTGTACCCTTCTCCCAGGCCGGGCGTTTCTGGAATTCGGTTTTAAACTCACGTACACGATCGTATACATAAGCAGCATCAGAACCAGTGAGTACTCGTAGCAGTAGATCACTGAGAAAGTCTTGCACTACCTTGGGAGTGTCTGACCGTTTAAGATCTAGACCCATGGCTTTGACTTTACCTGGCTTGCCATTGATATCCAGCCTAGCACCTTCCAGATCATAGATCAGCACAGCATAACGCTTTTTCTTAATAAACAGGCCTTTGCTGGCGATCAACTCGCGCCCGCCTTTGATAATGGCACCCATGTCCCTAGGGCAATTAAAGGCTCGATCCATGAACGCTGGAAAACTGTCATTGACGCTTTCGGCAATGGTATCGTAGAGTTGAATACAGATATCCTTGTTCCATTCCATGGTACCTGCTTCTATTTCCGGTTTGAGAATAGGATAAGCTGAAAAGTAAACAGAATCAGTGTCGCCGTATATAATGGCTCGGCCTACATGATCGTACTCGCCAGTGACGCACTCGTTGACATGTGCATCCATGTGACGTGCAATTGCACGACCTGTCAAGGTTGTACTTTGACCAATACGCTTGTCAAAAAAGCGACATCCAGGATTAAGGATAGCACCATACAGTGAGTTAAGGTTAATTTTCTTAACCAACTGTCGCTTGTCCCAAAAGGCCTTGTCTTCAGCAGTCTGTGCGTCTTTCTTCTTAGCCTGTAGCTCTTTTCTTTCAGCGTACCAACGCTCAAGCAAGCCCGGTACAATGCCTTTGGTATCATACTTAAAGATAGTTCCATTTGCACTCAATATCCAAGGTTGACGACCTTCAAAGATCAATTGATAAACGTCACGAGCCATCATAACGTCCGAACCACCAGTTTCCCAGTCTACGGTGATTTCTCGACCAGCTTCTTGGTTCATGACCATGGTGTATTCTAGACTTCCAAACAAATTTTCCCAGGCATCTGCAAACGAACTGCCTGAGTCCATTTTGTCCTTTATGTAACGTTCTGTATAAGTGGGTCGCAATTGTCCGACAATGGTTTCCGGGGCCATGTTAAGAGCGCGGATCGCTGACGGATACAGACTGTTGATGTCGATTGCGCCAATGTATTCGTGCATGCCCCTTTTGGGATAAGCAACATAGGCACCTGCCGCTTGAGTGTCACCTTCATGATTTTTCCTATTTTGAACTACTAGTCCCATACTATGGGCTTCGTTGATAATAGCCTGCTCGGTTACTGCTACAGCTCCCATGGTAGTGGGTAATAACACAGTGTTATCATGCGCTAGTTCGTTGGCCAGATCTAGAAAACGCAGTTTCTTGTCTAACTTGGCCAACAGCATGGTGTCTTGTCTGTTGTAGTCAACAAAGGTTATAAAATCTCTGTTGTACAATTGGTCCAATGTACCTTCGTATTGAATTTTCCTTTCATCTAATTCATACTCACCGATAGCGTCTAAGCTGTAACTATGTCGTTCCTCATAGGTGTATTTTCTATACAGTTGCATATAGTCCATGTGCACACGACCAACAAGATCGAATGTGATGTTTTCTGCACCAAAACGCTCAAAGGTACGCTGTTTAGGATACTGTTCCCATAAACAAAATCTACGTGTATCGTCTTTGCTTAAAATTCGATTGGTACGCATGACCATGTAGGGAATATCAAAGCCTTCTGAGTTCCACCCACTAAGTATGTCTGCATCGTCGATGAGATCCAGAAAGGTCAAAATCAAATCTTCTTCGCGCTCTACTAGAAAACAGTTGTCATACTTGCTGATCATTTCTGTGGCTGATTCCCAGCTCAGTGTCTTAGGAGGCACTACCAAGGTAACCAAACGATCTAGCCAGTCCAAGTACAAACTAATAGCAGTAATGGGATTAAAAGGATCCTCGGGACGGCTGAAACCACGCACTGGGTCAAAGTCAACTTCAATATCGAAAAATACTGTGTGCAGACGTGGCGCATTTTGCCCTAGATAATTTTCTTCTAGGCAGCGATTGACCGGCTTGATGTCAGATTCCCAAAGCTGACGATTACTGTGTAGTTTGAGTTCGCGACTGTATTCTTTGTAGTTGCGACTGCTGAATCTACTGACTGGCGTTCCATAAATGGTACGGAATTTACCCTTGGGATCATCATAGTAAAATTGATAATTGGCAGCGTAGTCGCGATACACACGCCGTCCATCTACACGTTCTACTACGTAGATACGATTTTGTTCACGACTGAATAGTGCGTCAACATAACTCATAGAGTACGGCCCACAGTCTCCAAAATAGTATTTAGATCGTCGTGGTCACGATTGGTTTCACCTAGCTTGCTTTTGGCAGCGATCTTGATAGCTTTCTTGAGAATAGCTGGCTTGATCTCTAGTTCTTCTGCCACTGCCTTTACTGTGTCATTTAGACCACTGTTAAGATCATCAATTTCGGTTAATACTTGAATACCTTCGTTGATTATTTGGGTGAGCTTGAGCTTTTGCTCAGCACTGAACATACGGTCACTCATGTGGACTCCTTGGAAAAATCTTATTATACAGAATTTGTGCAGCAGGTGCAATAGTGTAAATGCTCACTTTAGCCGATCCGGGGTGGTAGCGGAGGTTGGATCGACAGGGCAGCAGCCGCCCGGCGCCTTAGGCCTAGATAACTAGGACGGTCCTAAGGGTATGCTATATAGCCTTTTCGGTAAACTCGGCACGTGACCAATTCAACAAGTAACGAGCTTTCCAATCATTCTGTGCAAAACCACGCAAGGACTGCCACTGATCGCGTTTATGTTCTATGGTGCTAGCAGCATCACGCCAATCTGTATGGTCAATGCGTTCTTGTATTTTATTTACTTGATTACAGAACTCAGTAAAAATATTTGTATCGTACTCAATATGTACAACTTCGAATAGGTTTCCATTGCTGTCTACACTGTCTAGAGCGAAATCAAAACCCCATTTTGGTTTGGTCATTAGCATTAAGCTGGCTTGAGGTATTGATTCTTTTAATGCTTGTAGCTGTCGTTCGGCATCACCTCGGTATCCGCAACGGTATAAAATTAAACTATGATCCACGATCAGTGTTGGATCTGAACTGGTGTACCAAGGTACCTGATAAGCATGGTGGTTTAGTGTATGATCTAATTTATAGCCGCAGATTTGGTAATACTTTTGTTCGGCACGATTTAGTTCAAACCCATCTTTGTCGTAGTATAGAAAATCGTTTTTATGCAGATCTAAGCATATACGATCACAATGCAAATCAGTACGTATACTAATTCGGTTACAACTAAGCATGGCTTACTGTGTTCGGTCTCGATTGTCTATGGCGCCGCCAGTGATCCAACTTGTACAACTTCGAGTTCCGGCGCATTTGAAATGATGAAAATTACAATAACCCAGGTCAGCCCGGTGTATACTGGCCATAGCATCTGCTGCTTTCTCATCACCTTTGATCCCTGCTTCAATACAGGCCCACATCTTGTCTGACACATCAAAGGCAGCACAGTTGCCGCACTGCATGGTTTTGGCAGTTTTTTCTGTGATGTCCCAACGCTTGGCTGCCTGCTTCCAATAATCGCCTGGTTCGTCGGGATTAGCAGGACCATAGTGGTAATCATCAATGGCCCGTTGTCTATTCTTCAAGTTCACATCAATATCGTAGGTAGCCACTGGGCAACCCTTACTGGCAGCTTCCACGATACGGATTAAATTACGCATTAGTTATTGCTTTTGATTATATGCTTGTCTATGCAGTCGTTACAACTACATTCTTTACAATCACAGCCATCAGTGAGGCATTCGCCTTTACAATGGTGAAAACACCCACAACCACAACGATGTGTTAAACGATAATAGGCTTCATTGTCATCTATATAGTTTTCCATGTTAACCTTCTATTCGTGATGTGCCAATGGTGATAGCTGGTTGGTTTAATCTTTGCTTGTCACTCTTGGTATGCACAGTGCTGTCATACTTAAGATCAAATACCTTATTACCATCTTGGTCTGTGGTCATATTACCGATAACATATCTACCATTGGCAATTAAGCCAAGGCCCGCAATTTGATTTTTACTGTAACTAATAGCAGGCAATGGTGTAGCATCAGGGTTATCCGAATTGGTGCGTAGTGCTCCGGGTTTAAAACCTAAATCAGCTAGTTCTCTTCCAAACGTTAACATTTCATTGCCTGCAATGACTAGTTTGGGTTGACCACCTTGGTTAACGATCTTAGCAAAAAATCGCTCTCTAGGACTTCCTAAAATATCTGTAACAAATTTTTTATTAAAATCGATAGTGGCACCGGCTACTACCTTGCGCTGTGCGTTAAGCAAAAAGTCAATGTGATCGCGTACGGCCTGAAGTGCTAGTTCACGACTGGCTCCTGCTTGTTTGTATTCTTCCCTACCGATCTGTGTTACAGCAATATATTTGCCACGCCATGGTTTCAGAGTAACATACAAAGGATAATTTTTATATTCACCTGCAGGATCGAAATTAGCATCTCCTGTGACTGCTTCTGCAACCGGTATACGAACCACATTGCTAACAGGTGTACGCAGCAATTCGTCATCGGCGGTTCTAAAATAAACTGCTAAACTAGCAAAAGGTCTGTATAATTCTACACTTTCTACTATACCGCGACGACTCATGTCTTTGGTTCTGACTAAATCACCTACTTGAATATTTTCACCGACTAGTCTCCGACCAACAGGTGGACGATCTTTGCCTTTAAAGTATCCTGTAAATTTAGGTCCGGTGTCTTTGGCGGCTTCTTTACGCAAACTTTTAAAACGATCGCGTTTAGTACCAAGATGTTTAGGCAGCTGAAAACGCTCATCGATTTCTGCTTCGTTTTTGGGCTTCTTACCTGCCCGTTTCATGGCAATGGCGATGGCTGCCTGTTGAGCAGGATTGGTGGCTTCATCAATAAATTCACTGAGTTTCATAGCATGATCCTGAGATATACAGTATTTATTAACCGCGCATGAATATGGTTACTGCCATTGCACTAAAAATAAGGCCCGATACCCACCAGCTGATATAATAGCCCAGACCAATGAAAAACAGTAACCAAGTAAGATGATACAGGTGTAGGTACCAAGGCATCAGCGTAAGCTAAGGTCAGCATCTTGTTGATCCTGTCGGGCACGTGACATTTTGTCTAGGTAGCCCATGTTGCGTAGGATCTTATAGCTGAGATTTTCCACACTGAATTCACCACCCGAATCTAGACCACTTTGACGCATTTTACGTAGTTTGGCGAATAGTCTGGTAATGTCTTCGGGGTCATCTGCTGCTGAAATGGTTTTGTTAATTTGTACTACTAAATCTTTTACTTTGGCATTGATAGCCAGCTGATCAATGCCCGGCTTGCTGTATTCGGGTTCGCGTATCCATCGATCATCTAATAGACTATAGATACCTGCTGCCACTGGTGGTTGTGCTGCATCTTCTACGTAGAGTTCTACTTCATGTCCACGAACCATGATGTCATGGTTGTCGTTCCAAATCTTTTTCTTGGCTTGATAAAATTCTTCTGCGATATCGTCGCATTCTAGTTCGCTGTATTTGGTAACAACATGCACATCAAAATCGCTGTACTTGGTATAATTATAATTGGCCATGCTACCAGTAAGCACTACATCGTAAACTCTGAACCCAGGAATATCCAATTGATCAATAAAGAACTTGGCAGCTCGTAAAAGTTTATAGCGTACTTCACGGCGTAGGCGACCATGGCGCCAGGCTTCGGGTGCTAGTGTTGAGTTATAGGCTACATTCCCTTGTACAAAATTTTCAGGCATATTATTTGTTTTTCCCCGACTTCATGTTGGCGCAAAAATGGGCCATACGTTGCCGCTCACCGGATGAGTTTTTAGCAATCTTGCGTAATTTGCTAACAGGCTGCTTACAATTGACTCCAACACGCTTGGCCAAACCTTTGCGTCCGGGCTTCTTTCCGTCGGCAAAGTTTTCAGTTAACTGCTTGGTGCTTAAACGCCAACCTGAATCTCCGGAGTAATTTAACCCCAGCCAATTTACTAATTTGTCGCAAGATTCGACGGAATCAAACATAAAAATATGTCGATAACTGTCATCTTGTTTAATGCTTCCTTGTTCAGGAAATGCTCGACGTCGTCCATTGATTTCAAATATATATTGATTGTTTTGTATATCAATGAGACGATATTCTTTATTAAATTTTGCTATGTTGATAATTTTTGCCACTGGGGTAGCAGCTACAGAAGCATAACAATAACTATTACCGACCTTGGGTTCAGTAGTATTAAAACCATCTAATACGCTAACCAATTTGGTATAGTCCTCATGATTTTCAAAGAGAGCAAGGTCGAGTTTAGAGATTTCTTCGAAAAACTCGTGATGGAGATCGAACTCTGAATATTCAACTAATTCTATTTCGCTGAAGCGCATGTTATTTTATGTTCTTCCATTTGTCAGCTAGATAATCGACAAAGTCGTTGACAGTGGCCAGACGATTTTGTTGCATGAACTGTATGATTCTTATGGCATTGTTACGATCTGGATCAGGTCCTGGTTTACGAGCATTACTTAAGTCTACTGCTAGACTTTTAGCCAAGCCTTGTCGATCGTAAGTATACTGTAGATCATAACGCCGACGATCAGCGTCCTTGCTCAACTGTGCCTTGGTCTTGGCCTGCATGAGTTCCATCCAGGGTTTTAAGTATCCGCCTCTACGACTTGACACATAACCACGAGCAGGATCTTGGCCTTTAAGTTGACCGACATCTGCCGTCTTTCTAGTATCACGCATCCGCCATGCTTCTTGATCATTGAACAAGTTAACGGGTATACCGGCCTTTTTGGCTAAAATAATTACTTGTCTTGTACGAGCGCGAGCAGCTTCATCGGCGTCTGGTGCTATGTAAAGATCTATAGCTGTGATAGCAGCAGGAATAGCAGGCTCCCGACTGAATATACGATCTTCGGCTTCGTGTGCTTTATGATGGTCCTTGGCAGGATCGCGATTGTTCCAATAGTCCACAGCTTTACCAGGATAGCGTTGATTATAAAAATCACCATCAAGTTCAAATAGCACAGCATCCTGTCCAAGATATCCATGATAACCACCATGGCGTGTTCTTGTAGTGCTTAGAAAATAAGGATAACCTCGTGGTGCGAACTGTGCTTCCCAACTTGTGCCCAGTGTATGACTTAGTTCAAACTTACCAGACTGTAGTATTTTGAGGGCAGTGGTTACACGAGTATAATGAAATACTCGGCTGCTTATACGCTCGATTAGGAATTCAGTGGCTCTCATCGCATGTATTTAAGGTAATATTTAAAATTCTCGTGTCTATCTTCTATACCGGCTAGTGCAGGATTGATACGCTTGGTTACTGCCACAGTGTTGGCAAAATCCATTACACCCGGGCGCACACGTTCAAACCAATACCATATGGCGATTTCCGCAGCAATATCTGGACGAGCAGCAAGATCAGGATTCTTTAGTAAGTCAATACCTAATGCTTGGCTGGCAGCACGATAATTATCACGCCCAGTCAACTGTATGAAACCTCGCCCTCGAAAACGCTCGCCGTCGCCGGCCTTAACATTGCCTAGCTTTTGTGCGGTCTTGGGTGCGTGTTTAGGATCATATCGTTTGAAATAATCTTTGCCCTGCGGAACTTCTTTCATTTTCTTAAAGTCCCAAGACTCATGTTCCATTTGTGCTAGAAATTGCGCTAGTTCAATGCCCTTAATACCAGACTTTTGTGCTCGCTGTGCTAGTACATTGGCTTTGGGATTTTCTAATGTAATAGGCTTATTTTTAACTTGAGGTTTTTCTACTGCTTTAGGTTCTGCCTTAACTGGTTCAGTTTTGGCAGCAAGAGCCACTTTTGCCTGCGGTACCGGTGCAGGAGCAGTTTGTGGACGCTGCGCCGGTGCTACTTGTGCTACGGGGGCTACATAAGGCTGTGGTTTGTCATAGGCAGGGCCTTGACGATGACCTATACCAGTAGCTAGAGCAGCAGCGCCAATACCAGTGCCTATCCATGCAGGCAAATCTTCGTCTAGTTCTTGTTCACATACAAATTCATGCAGCCTCATTTTATCACCACTGGGTTATGTCCTACTACCTTGGCAAACCATACTACAATGGGCCTGCCGAGTGTGGTTTTTATATAAGGATTAGGTTCTATTTCGATATCTAAACCCCGAGGTAGTAATATTTCTTCTTCGTCATCGCCATACCTACTAACACTGACCATGCTCATTGCTGGATATCCAGCCGGCACAATAATATGTAATATTTGCGATCCATCGTAAACTTTTCTGATGCCTTGACTTACTACACCCATTGAATAAAGTTCTAAATTTCCTTTAACAACATTTCGAGGTCGATGATTATTATAATCAGTATAGTCAGCTTTGGCAAAATTGATATAGGCTACGTTAAAATCTGTAGTAGTACTGGTGTATGCTGGTAAATGAACACGCACCGGCTTGGTGACATCAGCATGATATTTTTCCCAGATTCTGCCGGGACTTTCTGGAATACCGGTATATACTTTTATGTTTCTTGTTAGTTTTGCATTTTTGAACACTGTGTCAAGAGATTTAGACTGATCTCGATAATTCTGTTTAGATTTTGTTTTAGGGTTTACTGTCTGGTTACGATAATGTCTGTGCAAATAATCGTTTAATGATGTGCTTTCTTCACTGTAATCTTGTAAGTGTTTTATAGCTTTTGGTGGTATCTTATGGTTTCGTAGACTAAGTTCTCGATGAAGACTATAATCACTGGCTTCGATATCTTGATCTTCAAGCGTTTCTTTAGCCTGTTTGGGGTTATTTCTTGTATCACTATAACCTATAGTTTTGATATGGGGATAATGCTGGCCTTTTTGTGGATGATGCGGTGTGGAACGACGCATGACTTCAATACTATGAGGATCACTGAGTACCGCCTTAAGTCCTGGATGCAACGGACTGGGCCATGCACCATAATCTACCCAATCCCATCCTTGTGTTTCCCAGTCTGTCTTAGGACGAAATTCTCTTTCAACTATGGCCAGAAAGTTATAGTAAGTAAACCCTGATTCGTGCTTGAATACATATAACGGGATTAATCGCATCGCACCTGTGTAGCCGGCTTCTTCTGCTAGTTCTCTACGAGCTGCTTGAGCAGGATCTTCGCCCTCGTCTATTGCACCACCCCAGGTGCCCCAGGTACCAGGTTGCTCGACTCTGCTGCTGCGATGAGCAATACAAAATCTGCCAGTGTCCCTAGCCATGATAACGCAACCAGCACCACGACTCCCCCAAAATCCGGTTTTCTTTAGGGCTTGTCGATGTTTGCTATCATCTTCAAATAAATCTAAAACTCTCATGCACGATCCGGAACAACTGTAAGTCCAAGAAGTGATCCTCCTGCTGCTGATCGAGCCAATCTACTATTTCTTTCTAGCCACTGTCTAGCATGAGCATTGGCATCGGCTTGGCTATTACCTACACCACCGAATGTATGCAATACCTGTCCTTGATCTGTGACAATGTTCCAACGCCCAGTCCAGGCTCCGTTATTGGCTTGACTTTCGGAATCACGACGGGGTCTTATGGCAATAAGGTAATAGCCAGATTCTGGGTCACTGGCTGGTCTTCGTGTTCGGGCTGATAGCCATATAGTAAATGCTTCGTCTGCTTCCTGTCTTGTATTTCTAGTAAAATAGACTATTGGAGCATTATCAATTGATCTTATGATAGCATAATTAGCATCAGGATCACTTTCAGGAGCAGTCATTGATCCATCTTGTCTACGAGGTTGTTCCTGTGCATCATTTTGTGAACTTTCAGGATCACGCCGGGGTCTTATAGCAATAAGGTAATATGGGTGTGTAGTGTCGCCTGCTAAACCTTGAGATGCCAACCATCGAGAGAATGACCGTTCTGCTTCTGCTCTTGTGTTTCTAGTAAAGTAAAGAATAACAGCGTTATCACTGGATCTTATTATAGCATAATTGGCATCAGGATCGGTTTCGGGAGCAGTCATTGATCCGTCTTGTCTACGCGGTTGTTCATTGGGCTCTACTGGTGTACTACCAAGACCATAGCGTACCAAAACACGCTCATTGCGTTGACTGGCAAACTCTCGTGCTGCCGCAAAGGCTTCCTGTTCGGTGTTGTATCTTCCTAGTGGTAAAGCAGTGCTACTACTAATTACACTATATGATCCTGTACCACTTACAGGTGTATTGTTTTGTGGAGTCTCGGGTCCTTCGTAGGGTCTAAGGACCTTGGCAGTAAATGCCCCGCGATTGTATCGTGCCAGTTCTGAGTTAGAGGCTATGGTAGCATCAATGGCTTCATCCCGATTAGCAGCAACTACTTCCGTTACTGCACCACTGCCTGCCACTGTGACCTTCCACCAATAGCGTTTGCCAGAATCGGGCTTACGCTTGACTTCGCGTTCTAGTCGAGCCTGTTTGAGAAAACTCTTTAGTGCTGCCTTGGGCATGGCTCCTGCCGCATATTTGGCAAAGTACTTGATAGTATCATCAGCATCTTCGGGGGCTATGACTTTGTATAATTTCTTACTGTATTCTTCTTTGTACTTTTCTGGATCAACTGCGGCGTCTAAGGCCACAGCAAAGCGATTCATAGTGGCCACAATCTTGTCTAGGTCTTGGTTGAGCCAGTCGCCACCTGGGCTGCGAAACTCAATGTATTTGTCTTTGGTATTGATACTGGTATACTTGCCGGTTACGCCACTGTGTATCATTTTGCTGGCCATTTTGTTTAAGCCATTCTTCATCATGTCCAACAGACCAGGTACTTGATCACGATTGCTTTTAGCTCGGCTCAGTATTTCGTTCATGGCACTTTTACAGTAGGTATTGGCAGATCTACCAAATTGTTCTAGTACATACTTGTCACCTAAGAGTAGTGCCAACTTAACATAGTCCAGGTTTTCCAAGCTCATGTTGGGTACGCTGACATTGATATGTAAGCCAGTGGTACGATTAGTATAGCAGTTATGGTCGCGAGCAAATTCTCGAACACCTTCCAAGTGTTTGCCCATTTGCTCTAGGGTCAGTGGTGGACTCACAAACTCTAAGCCTGCGTCACCGGGATTGTCGCCACTCAAACTCGAGTCGGGTTCGACCACATAAGTGTCTGGTTTACGCTTGGCACCGTGATAACTTTGGCTGTAGTCAACCTTCATGCCCACATAAGGTGAAAAATCGTTGGCCACTGTGCCAACATCAACATCAGCATCGCCGGCCATTTCCCAATGCGGCCAAGTTATTATACTAGCAAAATTACTTTCAATGTCTGTCATGTAGCTGTATGTGCCACGTAGGAAACGATCAAATCCGGTGTCATGGTCTGGCTCAGACTCCTCCATGGCTTCGTCTTGAGCGAGGTCATAGATCTCGTCTGTGTTTTGTATACTTTCATCTCTACGATCCGAGACCAGAGTGCTGTATATCTCTTGTATGGCATTCTTACGGTCACGCTCGTCGGCAAACTTCTTGTCGCCTAACTGTTCTGCAGCCTGTGCCCATAGCTCTTCGCCTAGTTCTTTTTCAACTGCTTGTTCTACATAGTATTCTTGGTTTTCTTCCCACCACGAGTCTTCGGCTTCCCGCCAGTAGTCACTTTCTGTATATTCTTGAAACAGTTCGTTATGTAGATCAGACACTGACGATCTCGAGTTCCATTCACCGTCGTTGAAAAATTGTTCAATGGAACTCCAACCGCGTACACGCTCATCATTGGTATAATCGGGTTCGCTTTCGCTGTTCTCATCAGATTCAACATTGGGCACAATCATTTCAAATTCCATGCCCACACGAGCGTCTATTTTACTGGCTAACTTTTTCAAGTTGCCAGGGCTCATGTTTATTTCAAATAGTTCCGCTTCTGCTATAAAATTACGAGCTCGCATTGGTTAGCCTCTCGATTGTTTAGGACCCTTGCGTTCCTTCCACCGTTTGTCAGTACTGCACCAATAACGACCATAACCTTCCTGCACATCTTCTTCGTCATCCTTGTAGTCATCAGGATCGTACTCAACATCATGAATAAGTTTTTCAGCAGCAGCATCGCCTTCGTTTTGAGCTTGGGGTACTATTTGATTGTAGTGTTGCATGCCTAAAGTATTACCGGTTCCACTGAGCTCAACCATGCGATCTGCTACTACGTGTAGATCCATGTCTGTTTTGGCATCTTCTCTGGCATATTCCATGACACGTAGCAGTAAAGGTACATCCATGCTTACACGATCTTCAGGATTAGGCATGGCAGGTTTGCTGACGGGCTGATCCTCGTCTTCGCGGAATAGGTCATGTACTCGCATGTTATTTTACCTTGGCTATCAATTTTTCAAATTCACTACGTAGACCTGCATTGGTCATTATGTCCTTGAGTGTGTCTGAAAAATTCTTGGCATTCATTGCTGGATTTGCGGCAGTACTGGACTGAGGAGCAGGCTGCGAACCAGTTTGTGTACCTGTTACTTGTACATTGGCTGCAGGTGAAGTTGGTGCTACTGCCTGCTGTGTTTGTGCACCTGGTGCTGGCTTGGGTGCAGTGGCCATGCCGACAGGTTTAATAGGCTGTATAGGTCCTATTTCTTTTAACTGATCAACTTCTTTGAGCACAGATAGTATACGACTCATATCATGCACCAATGTTACGACGCAGCACCTGCGGGTGACTGATTAAGTTCTTTTGACTGGGTTCTTTTTCTATGTCCTTGGCAGTAACTTTCCAATCTTTGCCACCAAACTTTTTACGTTGATAAGCAGGAATACGACTTTTTGGTACAGCAGTACTGGTTGCTACTGCTCCAGCTGAACTAGCACCAGCACTGGCATCTTCGCCCATGGCTGCAACTGGCATGGCGTTGCGCTGTAGTAGATCATGTTCCATCCACTCTTTGACCTGACGCAGATAGTCATTGGCCAGTGTGATTTTCTCTTGTACCCAGCCTTCTAAGCCTTCACGCTCAGTGATCTGTTTGAGCATACGATGCAGTTCAATGGCATTGCTGGCAGCATTATAGCACTGTTCGCGAGCCATTTGAATCTCATGATCATCATGCATTTCGACAACAGCCTGTACAATGTTGTGATTTTCTGTGATAAAGTCGGTAGGTTTCATAGTGGTCCAGAGTTAATAAACTATATTTATATTAAACGCATGGCTCGCATCATCTTGCGCTGTGTGCCTGGTTGAACATCTACTGTTAGACTATTAAGATAGCGTGGATCCCGGCGTTGTTTATTGGTGGCAATTACACCTACGCCCGCAGCATCTTCATGTATGTGCTGTTTCATGATTTGATGTACATGCTCATCATAGGATCCAAATAGATCTCGTATAATGGCCTTTTGTGTTTCGTCGTCGGCAGCAGCAAATTGTGCTCGTACTTGAGTAGCACTACGCATGGGCTCACCCAAGACAGTGAAATTAAACGTAGGTACAGTCATAATATAACCATGTTGATTCATGCCTACCATGTCGCTGGCACTGCTGGGCATGGGTTGAAAGTAGCTAGGTGACCCATCTTTTTTAGTCCACTTTGAAAACCGTGGATCTTCTGACATGTCTTTTTCGCTGACCGCAAATATCAGTCTAGTGTTTTCTGGGTAATGTTGCGTTAGCTCTGGTGCACGATATGGATCGCGTGTTTCTACCACACGATCCATGGGCACACCAGTTAACTGCATAAACTGTGCCTTTTGACTAAACGTAAAAGGACTTCTAGGAGGGTCTACCTTGTTGCTGGTAGCAATAAACACATGATCACGACCATACTTCTTTACTAGGTAATCGTAGACTGCACCATGTCCTTTATGAAAAGGTTGAAATCTACCTGGATAGACTACCAAATATGGCTGTGTAGCGGCTTCAAATAACTCGGTTAGGAACATAATAACATATTTATGGTCCTAGAATAAAGACCGCCTGAGCGGTCTCGATTTAAGCTGCTTGGGTAGTAGATTTAGCTCTGGTAAAGTCTGGCATCTGGCTGAGGTCTCCTTTGTATTCATAGTGACCGCAATGGTTTAATAGTACCTTGCTGTGTGCCCAAATAGTACCACCTAGTTCTTGCCAACGACGACAAAACAGCCAATCCTCGCTGAGATAGTGTCCTTTCTGATCAATCTCAGTGTCAAAGATAGCATACATGTAAGGCTCGTATTGTTTGCCCAAGCCTACGTCATCCACATACTTGCTTTGAGGATGTGCATCGCACAATTTCTGATAAACATCACGTTTGAAAATCAGAAATCCTGTGCCCATGGTGTCCACAGTAAACACATCACCTTGGATCTGTGTTTGTGGCAACAGGTTAATCACATAGTTAGTAGGGATACTTTTCTTAGGGTAAAGACCGCCGATTACGTCTTTTTCATAGACCAACATTTGAAAAATAGCTTCAGGCTCAAATCTAATATCAGCATCAATGAACATAAAATGTGTAGCAGCTTTATTGCTCATCATCTTGGCCATTAGGTTATTTCTGCCACGAGTAATAAGGCTTTCATTAACCATGGTGTCTAGACTCCAGTTTAGTCCAGCTCTAGCTGCCATTAAGATAAACTTTAGTAAACTGGTAACAGTGGGTTCACTCATCATGCCGCCGTAGCAAGGAATACCTATGTGCAAGTGAATCTTGCTAAAGTCATAGGGCTGTCCAGTGCCTTGACTGGTAGTAGCAGTTGGTTTTTGCTGCTGCTGTTGTTTCATTAACTCGGAAATTTTTGCTACAACTTCTGTGGCAGTTTTTCCTGGCAGCTCGATATCGGATTTGGGTTTTTCTTGATTGTCCATAAATTTCTTTAAGTTGATATTGTTACTACTTGTTGAACCGATCTTACTATCTTAGGCATGATTAAATGCAGCATGTCAACTAATCTTGGATCTTTGACATGAAAATAATTACCCTTAAGATATTTATTAGCCCCTCTGAGGTCCTTGATAAAATATTTGCTTACTCGAGCTTGATCTCCTATGTTTTCTAAATATGCCGCCAAGGCTACTCGTTCTTTAAAGTCACGATAGAAACCGTCGCGCACATAAACACGCCAAGGATAGTCTGTGGGTTGATTGGTTATAATGTAATTGTTTTCTAGTGCGTCGTGCTGAGCTTGACTGGTTACTGTGCTAACTAATTTTAGACGATGTGCATGTGGTCGCAGTTTATTGGTCACAATGTCGTACATAAAATCAATGTCTGTGTGAAACACACCAAGAGTGTTGCCTTCGCTGCGTAGTCTAAATCCTGAATCAGGATCACGCAATACACTGCGAAAACACCGTAGCGTGTCAAGGTTATCTGAACCTGATTGCGGTTTTGCTGTTAGCCAATCCAGTGTTGTGCCACCATACTTGGTTATAAGATAACTATTTGCCACAGTGAACACCATTTTATGCGAATATCTCCCATAAAACTTTTTACTAGTAGGCACTATGGTTACAGCTGGGTTTAGATTACGCCACCGTGATAAATCCGTTTTCGTCCACATTTGATGTATTTGCCTCCAAGGCTGGATAGATATTACACAAGATAGTATCAAAGGTCAACTTGTTATCAACCAAATCTACTGTGATTATTGAACGGTCTACAATACCATCAAACAAGATCTTTTTACTAATAGGTACCTTGATCAAGTCATTGATAGTTCTAGCTAAGGGTCGTGCACCCATCTTACGATCAAACCCTAGCTTGAGTACATGCTGTACGGCTGCATCTGTTAAGCGTATTTTGATATGTCTTTCACTAAGCAATACATTCAACTCGGTGATAAACTTATCTACAATCTTGGTCATGCTCTGACTGTCTAGATGTTTAAACTTACAGATAGCATCTAACCTATTTCGAAACTCAGGTCTGAAAAACTCTTTAACTGCACGATCATCTTCACCGGTGCGAGCAAGATCTGTAGAGAACCCAATGGTATTACGTTCATTGTCTTGTGCACCTAGGTTAGAAGTCATGATCAGTATACAGTTCCGAGCATCAGCACGTTTGCCATTGCTGCTGGTAATAAAACCTTCGTCCATGAATTGCAGCAGCACATTGCTGACATCAGGATGTGCCTTTTCAATTTCATCAAATAGCACTATACTATTGGGATTCTTTTCAATGGCGCTGATCAACAATCCTCCACCGATGTTACCGTCATCGTACCCGACATAACCCGGGGGTGCTCCGATTAGCTTGGCCACTGTGTGCTTTTCTTGGTATTCACTCATATCATAGCGCAGTAGGCGCATGTTAAGTCCCTGTGCCAGCAACTTGGCCAGTTCAGTCTTACCAGTGCCAGTGGGACCTAGAAACAGAAAACTGCCCATGGGCTTGTTGATAGATTTTAAACCAGCTTTAGCTACATAGATCTTTTCTAATACCGTGTCCACAGCCGAATCTTGGCCATGTAAATTAGTACGGATCACTGACTCCATGTCAAACAAGCTGGTAGCCTCTGCTTCAGTACCAATTTGATCTGCAGGAATTTTGGTAGCACGACTGATAGCACTTACAATGTGACTGCGATCAATCACAGGTTTAGCATTAGCTCGTATACGTTCTCTGGCAGCAGCAGTGTCTATTAGATCAATGGCCTTATCTGGCAGTTTACGATCTGCTTGATAACGCACACTGAAATCCACAGCCGAGTCAATGGCATCGTCGGTAATGTGTAAATTGTGAAAACGCTCATACTGGGACTTAATACCACGTAGGATTTGCTTAGCCACTGCGGCAGTGGGTTCTTCTATGGCAAGACGATAAAACCTACGCATCAGTGCACGATCTTTTTCAAAGCTCTGTGTGTATTCTTCCCAGGTAGTACTGGCCAAGACCTTGATCTTACCACGTGTTAGCGCAGGCTTGATCATGTTACCAAAGTCCAAGCTACCATTGTTGCTGTTACCACCTGCGCCACGCATCTGGTGTGCTTCGTCAATGAATAATATAGCACGTTCTTTGACTTCTAGTGCCTTGATCACATTCTTGAGTTTTTCTTCAAAATCTCCTCTATATTTGCTGCCAGCTAGTAGCTTGCCGATGTCTAAGTTGTAAACTGTGTAAGGCTTAAGATATTCAGGCACATCACCATTTATAATGTTTCGTGCTAACCCTTCAGCTAACATGGTTTTACCAACACCAGGATCGCCTACTAATAACACATTAGCCTTGTTGCGTTTGGCCATGATTTCAGCTATTTCTTGTAACTCTGAGTCACGGCCAATAATAGGATCAATACGACCTTCACGTGCCTGATCATTAAGATTGGTACAGTGTTCTGCTAAGATAGCATCAGCTTCTTTGGTATTAGATACATTAATGCTGTTTTCGTCTAGTTCGGTGGCCAGCTTGCGATAAAGATAAACAATAGCATTTTTGTCTAAGCCAGCACGAGCCATAAAGTATGCTGCATGACTATTTTGTTCTACACTGATACTAAGCAACAAATCACTGATTCTGATCCATTTTTGGCTTTGAAACAGAACCTGTGTTAGAGCACGATTAAACACACGTTCTAGACTGTGTGTCTTGCGTGGTGGCATGTTATTGTCTACCACTAAGTGAGTTTGGCGTTGTATGTAGTTGTCAAGATCATTGATCAAACCATCTACATCAATTTTAAGTTTTCTAACAATATCTTGAAACGGCTTATACTGAAAAATAGCCAATGTTAAATGTTCTAGTGTTACGTATTCATGATTATTGAATTTGGCCATTTCACCAGCTCGTTGAATAATTTCTTCAATTTCGCTGTTGTTACGCATGGGCGAGTTCATAGGTACCTTTATGGTGCTAGTTTATATAGTCTTTCAAGTTGCTCGGCAGTGATAGTGCGTGGAACGCTGAGTTCAACTTCCACAAACATATCACCTCTAGTGGGATGATTCACGTCCCAAAGCCCGCATTGGGCCATTCTGAATTGAGTACCATGTTGGGTACCCGGGGGTATGTTGATTTCAAATTGTTTACTATCTACACTGTCTACTGTTATCTTAGTACCCAGTATGGCATCTAAACAATTTATGGTGACTTTTTGACGCAAATTAGTGCCATCAATGCTGAAATTTGGCGGTGTAAGCACCACAAAATCCACATAAAGATCACCAGCTGGTAATGTGTTATTGCTGTGATCTCCATGGCCCGCACAGCGCATTTGCATGCCTGTTTGTATGCCACGTGGAATATCAATCTTGACTGTGCGTACTAGTCCATTCATATGCCTGATTTCGATATGACGCTCTTGAGCAGTCATGGTACTTTGAAGATCCAATTCCACAGTGGCTCTAAGATCTCTATTGCGCTGCGGTTGTTTAAACATACCACCGAATGGATGATTACCGTGGAATTGACGCAGTATGTCATTAAGGTCGGGCCCGAAATTAAAATGAAATCCAAAATTACCTTGATGTCCACCTTGACCAAATGCACGTTGTTGCTCCCATTGCGCTCTACGACCCGGATCGGTTAACACACTGTGTGCTTCTTGAATCTCTTGGAATTTGCCTTGATCGCCACCACGGTCCGGATGATGCTGCATGGCCAGACGTTTATAAGCCCGGCGAATATCATCTTCGCTGGCTCCGGGATCTACACCTAATATATTAAAATAGTCCTTCATATATGTATATATCGTAAACAGAAAAAGGTACAGTATTAATAATACTATACCTTTTGGGTAATGTCAAACTTGATTACTTCTTGGCTGGTGGAATTTCGTGAGCTTCCAGTTTCTGGCGCACACGGATCATTTTACAATCACGTACTGCTTTGCCTTCTTTGTCTAACACCGGCTGACCATCCTTGCCAATTTTGTCATGACAAACTTCTTTCATTTCTCCTTTGCCTGCACGATCGGCACCTTCATCCTTCTTTTCGGCTGCTTTGGCAGGTTCCGAAACCTTGGCAGGTTCAACAGGCTTAACAGGCTCAGCAGCTGGAGCTGCTGATCCGGATGTTGCTGCTTTGGCCGCTTTGCCGGCATCACCGGGCTTGGCTTCTTTGCTGCAAGCACTGAGGTTGGTGGCCAGTAAGGCACCAAATAATACTACTACAAGACCTTTAACTAATTGCATGATTGCTCCTTAAATCCATTCTCTGGGTGGTTCCACTGGAGCAGGCTTACCGCCAAAGCCAGTAACTACCTGTCCCCAGTTGTTTGGTTGAGGTGCCCCAAAGCCGCCGGCGTTGGCACCATTACTGATCGCCGGGGCGTTACCGAAATTTCCTGTTGAGCCTCCAAAACTACTTGGAGCTGCGCCGCCGAAACCTCCTGCAGGACTAGGAGGTTGCACGCCACCGTTGTTGGCACCATTTAGCTTTTCTTGTGTACGTCCCCAAGCACTCAAACCTAGCACAGCGCCCATGGCCATGTGGAACAAGCCTGCACCAGCTAGAGTAAGTGGTTGCCACTGACGAAAAGCATCATTGGCTGCTTCCGTTTCCCAAAACTGTACGATAGTAAACATGATAGGAAACACAATAAAGTCAAATACACAGACCATCATGTACATCCAACCCATGGCTGGACGCCATTTTGAGTTCATCCAATCTTCTTTTTTCTTTTCAGCCTCACTTAGTGCCGCTGGTTTTTCGTCTTTGCTTTCTTCAGCCATTGCTGTCTCCTTTAGCAGTTTGATCTACCTCACGACCTTCTGCATAATTAGACAAATGTGCTATATATGCATCGATACTGTGGTTCATAAAGTAGTTGATTTTTTTCTTACGCAGTCCAGTAACTAGGCCACGGATACGATCTTTTATGTGTTGAAACGTGGTTAACTCTCGATAGTTACCAAAATGATTTAGATATTTTAATTGTCCAAAATGACTATACCCCATCCAGCCTGGTGGAACACTGGTTACTATGTCAATGTTGTTAACCCAACGCTCATGATAAAACTGAGCTTGAGCAATAAATTTAGCATTGCCTACCTTGGGTGATCCATAGGTATATAAACCATTGGCGTTGGGTAAATCGTCGTCAACTTGGCAATATATAGCTAGTATACTGGCCATGGCAGCACCTAGACTGTGTCCACAAAACCATATTCTTTTATCTGTATTAGCTAATAATTCATCACGCACTTTGTCTAGCATGCGGTTAGCATACTTGTTAAACCCAAAATGCACTTTACCATGGGCATCATATAATGGTTCTTTAGGCCAGGCTTGTAGGTCCGCTTTGATGTCTTTGAATTCTTTAGGCTGTGTACCTCTGCATACCACAATCAAGTCACGTTCATCAGTAAGCACATAACATTCACTGTCTTTGACTACTATGTACTTGGCTGTAAAGCCCATCATTTTAAATAAAGGAACACCTGCGTCTGGCTCTTCATAAGCTATGCCAGATAGTTTAGCAAATAGCCAACTAAGATGACGCGGGCGTAGATCTTCCATTACAGTCCTAGTACATGCAGTGCATGGTTATAATGTTTAATGCGATCATCTAGGCCCAGTGTTCCGCCATTGATGCGTTTGGTTAAATTCAGCATGTCTCCGGTATCAGCAAATTTGTTAAGATTATTAGTTTCCCAAAACCAACAAGCTGATTGTACAGCGCCTTCAAAAGTACCTAGGTATGCAGGAATATCGTTAATGTCAGTTTCGATACTGTCAGCAAAAGACTGATAGTTGTTGCGTCCTGTAAGCTGAATTAATCCTCGTCCACAAAAGCGCCAGCCGTCGCCTGATTCTTCTGGACCATTGCCCATGCGATTTGCATAAGCACGATTAGCAATCATTTCTTCCTTGCCGGCATACTGATTGGCAATGTCCATGTTAGGAAAGTATCTGGGCCAAACTTTGACCAGGCTTTGAGCGCGATATTTTAGATTTTCTTTTAGAAACTTGAAATTGCCTGACTCGTGACCGCACTGTGCCATAAACGCTGCTATACGCTGCGGTGTGTTGATGTCATAATCTGGCAAACAGCGTTCCATGGCTGAGTGCCAATAATCCACGTAAGGATTGCCTGGAATCAATTGTGCTAGTTGTTCTTTGGATAAAATAAAATCACTCATTGTTTACCTTTGCTACGTAGTTCATCGTAGATCTTTTTCTGTTCTGTGTACCACTCGTTCCAGCCATCGACTTTTAAACTGCACTGATGATACAGTGTATAGTTATGTACAATGGTTTTTAGCATTTCTGTTATAGCCACTGCATCTGCTTCTATTAATTTAAGCTCATTGCACTTTTCAGTAAGCTCTTTAATAGGAGTAGGAAACTCAGGCATCATTAGTACTGGCTTCTTTACAGTACACCCAGTGATGACCAATGCCATTAGAGCAATCAAAATGTATCTCATTTCTTTTCTCCTTTGGCTGCGTCATTGATGGCTCGGATAGCTGCCTTGTTGTGTTCTTCTATAACAATCTTGGGCACAGGACAATTTTTGATGCTGGTTTGTAGTTCAGCAACTTTCTTTTCAAACTCTGCACGTTGTTCAGGAGTCATGTCTTTGACTACGGTTTCTTTGATGGTATCACCTTGTACGATACGATCAATGTACTGAATTTGAGCTGCACCTTTTTCTTTGATGATTTTGTCTTTGTACACTACCTTTTCTTGTATTTCTACATTCTTTTGTGTGGCTTTCTTTTCTGCTTCAGACAGTGCGATTCTCATGGCATCCAGTTCAGCTTGCCATTTGGCTTCGTTGCTGATAGCACCTTCCATCCAAATACTCATAGCAAACAGCAAACTAGCCAGTGCACCAACAGGTACACGATATGGAACAAAACTAAATCCAATGGTTAGGAATGTTAACAGCCCAGATACTATCAGCAGTATATGCCAAAGCATGTCAGGGAAAAACTGAAATAAAAATAAAAGTTGGTCCATAATCGAAATACCCCCTTGATGTCTAGCGTATACCAGCAGCTATACGCAGACTCTCTGTAAAATCATTTTTTGGTGCTCGTGTTTCTACTTTGATGCCAGCTGCTGTTTTCAGCTGATCTAATTCTGTTTTTTCTTGTTGCTGTAAACCGCGATAAGCTTCGGGCGACAATGGTATAATACTGGCTAAACTTTCTTGATCAGCAGTGCCTTCACGTTGTGGCTTGGCATACACCACAGACCAATCCTCTATGCTGAGGTCAGTTAATGGTTCAAGATCTGCAAATAACTGTGCTAGATTAGCAGGAATCTCTTGGTTACGATCCATTTCAATGAATACCACGTAGCTGCCATCTTCTAGTTCACCGGAGCTGGCATCAGCATCAATAACCCAATCATAACTTTTTTCTACAAAACTAACCAAGTCCAAGGCCGGATCTTTGCCCTGTACCATAAAACTCACAACCACTATTTCTTCGTCTGAGCCAACCTTGCTTTTATACTCGTCAATGGTTACGCGAGTATTAACCAAGCGTTTAAGGTCTTGGGCTTCGAGGCCTTCAGATAGCGGGTTGGGCTGCTGGAGCAGTTGGTTGTTGTGCATTTTCATCTTCATCTTGTTTATAGACATCATCATCTAGACCTACTTCATAGGCCTGTTCGATGTCCTCTAGGTCCACAGTTTCTGATTCTAGTTCAATACTGCCACGCTCAATGTCACGCATTAGTTGTTTAGGCATGACTATTTCTACTAACCATACTGGTCGCTTGACCATTTTAGGATGACGTGTACCGGGTCTGAAATCATCCGGATCTTTAACTACCACTGGGTATTCAAAGTGTGTTTTGCGATATCTTACTTGACAGTTATAGTCTAACAAGCGTTCACCACCACGTGGGTCAGGCATGAGCTTGTAAGGCCACATAAAAGTGCAGGTCACAAAGTATTTTTCATAAATTGGACCTTCTACTAGTTCGCCTTTAGACCAGTTATCAAACACGTAAGTGTCTAACTCGTCTAGTACACGTTCAAAATCCATAAGGCTTTCTAGTGCACTGTCTGTCATGTACACTGACTTGGTGTTATCTAAAATGTCTTTGATCTTGGCGACCATAGGTACTCTCGTTTATGTTATTTATTTTATTTAGCTATTTGGGGGTACCTAGGGTTTTGGCTGGGGATAGCCAAATACTTATCTCAAATAAAACTGTATTTTCATAGTGTAGAAATAGCTTTTTCTGATCCGTAAATACCTGTGTGCACTATTGCACATGAGTTCAAGGATGATATCTATTAATACCATAGGAGAAAAAGACTTGGCAGGTAAAAGACGAGCACATTCAAACCGTGCTGTTCGTGATATCGACACGACTAGTAATAACGTAATCGGCATGAACAGTTATGTTCAAAACAAGCAAAAAGCAGTTAATTTAATCCCTAAAACACTAAAACAGGAAGAGTATATAGACTTATTAATAGATCCTCAAAGGCTAATTGTATTAGCCACTGGACCAGCAGGAACTGGCAAGACCATGTTAGCAGTAATGGCCGGAATCAAAGCCTTTAAGGAAAGGAAAATTGATCGATTGATTATTACACGGCCAGCAGTAGGTGTAGATGATGAAGAACACGGGTTTTTACCCGGTGACCTATATCAAAAGATGGAGCCTTGGACCAGGCCCATCATGGATGTAGTTCAAGAGTACTATTCGACTCGGGATATCGCGAGTATGCTAGATGAACAAACCTTAGAGATAGCTCCACTAGCATATATGAGAGGCCGAAACTTTAAGCGAAGCTGGATCATCTTTGATGAAGCCCAAAACGCAACAACAAACCAGATGAAGATGGTTCTTACACGCCTTAGCGAGGGGTCGAAATTAGTAGTTACTGGTGATCTTAATCAAATGGATCGGAAATTCAATACCGATAATGGATTAAGAGATTTTCTAGCACGCCTTGCGGCCACCGACAGTGCTATGATAGCCAGTGTGAATTTTGGCCGACGAGATGTACAAAGACATCCCGCCGTGGCTGAAGTGCTTAAATTATACGGTGAAAACTAAATAGCACGACCTAGCACATCCTTGAGGAAGCGATCTAGGTCGTCTTCCCAGGGCTGTCCACATAATCTAGCATGATGTATATGTGCTAATTGTTCAATGACATCCTCGGGTAGTTCTCGCCGATCGGCGCCACGATGCCGTAATTCTTCTACTAGATCCTCGGTAGTAAAATCATCTAAATTAACTTCGACTTCTACAGTGGTGTAAGGCATGCTAAATTCCTAAATGTGAATTATCATGATTTTGGCAACGATGCCATTTTGGTAATAACACAGTGAGAAAACGTCCCAGCCAGCCTATGTGCTCACCACACTGCTGACAACACCAGCTGGGGAAGTTCTTTTTTGAAAACATTAAATTGTGTCTAAGTTACTTGATTCTGCTGCGTATATAATTTTCTAGGTCTTTTAACTGTATTTCTAGTCGTCTATTTTTGGCTTCCATGTATTCCAACCGTTGACGCATGATCACTAGTTCCAACCCTTGCCTGTCCTGTTCTTCTTTGGTCAAACGCAGTTCTTTGACCTGTCCTAACAAGGTAGGAGCAGGTGGCGCATTAGGATCACGTTCGCGTTTTTTACGATTCTTCAGTAAGCGAGCAAAGGCTGGATTCATGTAGATATTTATTGTGTATCTACAGTGCGTATTTCTCCAGTGGGCACAGTGATAACTGGAGCTTCAACTTTGACCAAGCCTGGATTGGGTCTAGCAGCGTCAATGCTTCGCATTAACTCTGTGGTATGCTGTGGATAGCTCTTGGCAAAATAATCCAAGAGTTCATCAAATGTGCGACCTGACTGCCAACGATTTTTAACCACACGTCGATTAACCATGTCCAAAATAATACTGGCCATGGTTTCGTCGCGTTTACGTAGACTATGTGTTACAGCCACTTGTTCATCGTAGCTGACATTGTTTTGGTTGTTTTGCCAACCGGCAATTTGAGTACGCACTCGATTGTCACGTGGGCGTTTAAAATAGTAAGCTACTAGGTAAATGTTTCGCATGTTATTTTCCAATTGAAATAAGTTCAGTGATAGTGGCGCTGAGATTGATTTCTGGATCAGCGCAGCTGACATGATTAACCAAGCCACGACGTATGATCACAATGGCTTCGTCTTGACCTTCTTCGTTGTTGCTCCATAGATCCAAGTTGTCATAGGCCCAGCGAAAGATTTCTTCCATGTCTTCGGGCCTGGCTTGATTACACAGCAGTTGCCGCGCTTTACGTGCATCACCAGATTTAAACAGTTTTACAGCGTCTAATCTAAAATCACCACCAGCACTGCTCACAGCAGCCACTTTTAAAGTACCAGTGATACTGTTGGCTTGCAACAAATTCAAACACTTACGCAGATCTGGGTAAGTGGCCTTGACATAACTGTCTAGGTCATCTAGGTTAAATTCTACGTTTTCATTGACCAGCACCGTAGCTGCACGAGCAGTAAATTCAGTTTGATCAGTTTTGTCAATGTGTAATTCATGACAACGACTACGTAACGGTGGAATAATACGATTATGATAATTACAGGTTAAGATAAATCGTACACTGTCAGCATAGTCTTCCATGAGATTACGCATGGCCGGCTGTACTGAATCCTTGTTAAGGTAGTCAGCTTCATCAATAAGCACAACCTTGAACGGGCCAAACGGCATGGTTTGACAAAAGCCAATCAGCCGATCTACCCATTCAATTTTACGACCTTCTTTGCTGCCATTGGCTATCATCACATCAGAATCTTCAATGCCTAGATTACCAATCAACAACTTGGCCAAGGTGGTTTTACCAGTACCAGCTGGACCATACAATAACAAATGTGGAAATCGACCGTCGGCGATCCAGTGCTCTACCTGTGTGCGTACTGCTGGATCTGTGAACACATAGTCGTCAATGGTGCGACTGCGATACTTCTCTACCCAAAGCTGTGAAGCTAACATCATGTTTCCTTGAAATCTCAGTAATTGAATTATAGCACAAGTTGTTAGACTTTGTCACTGAATGTTTCGTCCATTGGTTCAGTGTCACTGACCAAAAGTATGTCGTTGTTGTCTACACGCCTGATTTCTCGTGACCCAGATTCATCTTCAATGGTTACACTACGAGTCCAACGGCCATGTGCTACGCAGACATACTGCCCTACTACCACGTCTCGTTGGTCTGGACCCACAGCATAAACTCGGGCCCAGCGTGGTCTAATGCCACTGTCTTTGGCATTGTCGTTGGGAATCACAATGCCACTGCTGGTACGGCGTTCCTCAAACTTCATTTCGGATACCAGCACACTGTCATGCAGTGCTTTTAATTTTTGAATTCGATGTTTGTACATAAGTTATAGATTACTCCGAAGGGTTAGTTCTGCGTCGTGCTGCTATTTGATCTGCTAAAGTGCCTCGAATAGGTGGCTGTGGCTGCGCTGCTTCATGTGCTTGAATATCCGCCAACATACCTGCTTCATCGGCTACCACTGGTGTTGATGTTTCAACCAAGGGGGTGTTTAATTTGTAATAGTCGTTCATAACCTGATTACGTGTTCTAATTACTTCGCCACCAGGTCCTAGCTCATCGCCTCTTGCATTGACTTTCATATTACCTACTGCAATGGTTTCTTCATTGCTGAGTCTAAGCGAATCCATGTCTATAGTACGCCCTAGTGCTGTTCTGTAAATTTTTGCCATTGTTGCCTCTACTTTAGAAATTCTTGGATGTCTAGGTCATAGTAGATGCTGTTGATTCTGTGTACTCCTATTAGATATAACACAAAACTGGCTACACTGGAACCACGCCCTACTCCCCAAACTACACCATGCTCACGCATGGTATCTACTAAGTATTTAAGATAACGCAGTAAATCAAAGAGATTTCTCTCTTGATACAGCAGTAACTCTTGGCCACTACGCTGTAATTCTGTATCGTTGCTGCACTGATCCAACACCCATCGAGCAATATCTAATTCTCGATAACTCGCTGGCATATACCAACATTGTTGGTGACCGCGATCAAATTCTTCTAGATCGCAGGTTTGTTCCGTGTATTTTACCAACTCTGGTAATTCAGCATGTAGTTCTGCACGACTGCGATTGTACTGCTCGGGATCATCAACCTGAAACTGAGCAATGTCTAAGTCGGGATTAGCATACAACAAGTCAGCCAGCTGTTTGGCAGAAACATGCGCTTGCCCATACTGATCAACGTTCATTTAATGTCAATGATATTCTTGAAGTTGGGATTTTTGTTGGTGGCATCAGACAGCATTTTTTCTTGTCTACGACGTAGTTCTGCACGATAGTCTTCCAGTAACATGTTCATTTGCATGACCACACCGCTGCCGGTTCTAGAGGCCATCATAAACTTGGTGTTGAGTTCATTATACTTGGTTAATAATTCATCGTTACTTAACCCGCTGAGATCTGGTGCCAATGGGTGCATTACAAGTCTCCTTGTTGTCGATTTTCGCTGTGATATACATCAAATTCACCGCCAGGGTAACGGCTTTTAAGTTTTTCTACATTTTCAGCAATCACTGCATTAGGATCAAGATTCAACGCTCTGCACATGTTGATCCAATACCACATGATATCACCTAGTTCACGTTTCATGTGAAATAAGTTATCTTCATTTAATGGTTTACCTTGAAATGTGATTTTCTTTACAATTTCCATGAGTTCACCAGATTCAGAGCACAAACCCATAACACCGGTCAACATCAGTGGTACATTAACATCAGGGCCGTGTTGGTTATTGGCAAAGTCGTAATTACCGTCTAAGACATCTAGTCTATTCATAAATGTAGTAAGGTCTCGGCTGGCTTCGCTGGTTACCGCAGCAACAAATTTTGAATAGGCGGCTAGATCAACTTGAGGCATCATTATCTCCTGTAGGTATCTAAGTGTAAATTAATAGTTGACAGTTGTCAACGGTTTTTGAGCGCGGCTAGCTCAGATTCTAGTTCGGTGATTCGCAATTCCAATGATTTGATGGCTTCAATAAACACACCAGCAAACTTGCCATAATCCACAGTTTTGATGCCATTGTGTTCGGCTACCAATTCAGGCAGCACTGTTTCAACTTCTTGTGCAATCACTCCAATACTGTGTGCACCAGTGTCTTTGAAATCAAACTCTACACCACGTAGCTGTTTAACAGTGTCAACACTGTTGGTGATAGTGGTAATATTGGTTTTGAGATTTTGGTCACTGGTAGCCGGAATCCCACCAATAATACTGATTACGCCATTTTGTATACCAATGGTAGTACCATCAATTTTAACTGCACCTAGCTGACTGGTACTGGCTATGGGTAATTGTATGCTACCAGCGCCACCGTAGGCATTACCACCAAATTCATTTAGACCAGAAATACTGATGACCCAATAGCTTACACCATTGTCTACACTGATAAAATCAATGAGATAATCACCAATGGTAGGGAATACAATTTTTCGATTGTCTAGAAAGTCTGACCCTACTCCATAAGCCACACTAGAAGGTAACTGTATTTGATGATCAGAATGACTACAGTAGACCCAAAGCGTCATGCGTCCAATTTGGTTGGCATCAGGAAAATTAGTAAATGAAACGCTGAGATCATTGGTGGTACTGATCTTTTGAAAGTTACCCTTGAGAAAATCCAGGTTAACTACTAAACCCACTGTGCCATGGTCGTAAATGGTTTCACTGTAGGCTATCAGCTGTGGTCTCTTAAGCTGAGTGTAGTCCATGTCGTTGTTAAGGACTTCACCGGAAAGCTGCTTTTTGTAGATTCCTTCTGCTCTAACTTCGGTTAATTCGGTCTTGGCACGATTAAGGTTTTCCTTAATCAATGAAAAGTTCGTCCTGAATCCTTGGCTATTGTTGTTTTGTCCTGCGGCAGGAAAATTTATATTGATCTCACTGGGATCAAGTGAACTTGGCATTATCTAAATACTCCGAATCGTGGAAATATTAGATATTTATCGAGCTCTGTGGGCTCGGCTGCATACTCCATACCGTCTACTACACGAGTGGTGCCATGATCGAATGTGGTATTATCATTTTCAAACACAGCCGGGCTACCTGGAGTAAACAAATTAGTAGTGCGATTATAGTTAAGACTGAGTCTGGCTTCGAGGTTAAAACGCTCAGATTCAAATTCGAAGTTATTAAAGTTAATATCTTTTAATCTATGATAAACTACTCGTCCCATACCTGGCTTACAATATGCCAGCACCACCACCGGATAGAATCCAACCGGAGCAGCAAACACACCAGGTTGATCTTCAATTGGCTGAAAACTCAGCATCCATTCAGGGGCTATCCCTGGATTGTATATGCCTATGTAGTTGCCCACAATACGGCGCATGTTTTCTAAAGCATTTGGATGCAGTGTATAGTAGGTTTGGCCTTTGTCTATGTGATAATTTTTAATAAATGGTCTAAGGTCAATAGTGTCAGGCTGTGCTCGAAAATTACCGTCTAAGTAGTATCTGCCCAGCATTTCATCACGCACAGTAAGATATATGACTTCATAGATACTGTTGAGATTTTGGTCCAGCATCACAGACATTCTAAGCTGATCAAACAGCAGTCTTTTAAAATAATGATTGGTCTGCATAGACAATTCATAGTCATTTTGTGATGCTAAATTCATTGACGGCAACATTAAGATTCTGAAAAATGTTGCTCTGCCCCACCATGGATCCGAAGGCCTATAAATTAACTCGTCTGGGATTACATTTGGATCATTGAGTATGTTGTAAAGTTCTAACCGCTGTGGTCTCGGCGGAAAAGCATTGATCCACAAGCTATCATAAGGTTTTAGGTTGAGTCGTTGTACACGCAGTGTAAACACACGATCTGAGTACGATCTAAAATTTTCAACACCGGTTCTAACTGTAAAAGTATAAACATCGTTAACAGGAAGGTTAGCAGGATCATCCTGGTAACAACGGAAACTAAATCTGCCTGACAGATACCCATCAGGTAACAGTTCAACACCTTGTGGTACACGGCTTACACTAAAGGGTCTGACCTGATAGTATGAGCGGCGCCCAGACTGTGTTAGTGCTTGAAAGTCTATTCTGCTAATAGAGCCATTGACAACGTCACCTAAATTATTGGGTGTTATCCAAGTAAAGTCATCAGGTGATGTGGTCATCACCAAATAATACTCTTGCGCTGGGTCAACATTGAGATAGGCTTGGTTAACACTGAACCAGCTGGTAATGCCAGCTGTTTGATCGTATAAGTCACGATCATAGTTGGCCATATCAAAGTTTACATTTACCGGAGGTTTTAAATGAACAATACGTACAGTATGGCCAAGTTGAGCCGGGCCAGTGCCATCACTGATTTCCACCTGAAATTCATAATCTAAAATCTGCGGACGTGAAACAAATTCTGCTAACCACCGATCCCAGGCTGCTCGACTAAGACTAGGAATAGACGGTGCACTGGATATGATAAATTGTTCTGGGCTAAACGGTAACAGGTTATTGTTAAAATTTACAGTGATTACTCCAGTGGAGGTCAGAGTAGAATTTGGAGGCAAGGACCCTGACACCAATCGCCAGATTTGGCCAGTGGTGCTGTTAATAACACCACTACGCATCTGAATTTCATAGCGATTGGGGTATCTTAATATAGTACTTTGATCAAAAGTACTAGGAACATAGGGACCTATAATCATGGATGTGTACCGATAGTGTAATATTTATCGGTACACCCATGGTTGACAATTACCTACGCATATGAGCGGCGTCGACAGCAGCCTGTTCGCTAAACACAGGTTGTAGGCAGCTCTTGTGCATGATGGTGACGCCTAGCATTTTGTCGCCGGTATACACAGGAACATCTTTCTTGGCAGCGACACCAACACCAGAATCACGGCTGGGGATATGCGGGGTCTCACGACCGGGCGGAGGACCTAAACGTGGGAGGGCACGAGTAAGTGGGCGGGTAGGCACAGGTTTGGTGGTCATAGTACGTTCCTTAAGACTTTGCCATTCTGCTTGCAACTGTTCATGCTGGCGTTTCTGCTCGGCACTGGTCCATTTGAACTTGCCTTTACGCCGGCCAGTGGTGCTAAGCCACGGACCTTCGAGATGCATTGACATATTAACCTCCAAATTAAGCACACAAACTCAATTATACAGGGTTATTAGGCACAGGTCAACCTGTTGTTTTCCTGCAACAAGTAGTAGTCCATAAATATGTGCGTATCAGGAGATTATCAATGGCTAAAACTCAAGTAAATCCTAATCGTCGAAAACTCGTAAAGCGTACTAGCCAAGGCGGGTCTAAGCCCAAAACCAGTTCGATGAATAAACATCGACGCCGTAGCTACAAGCCAAGCCGAGGACAAGGCTAATGAATGACGGAACTGCTATACACTTTGATAGCGACACATATGACGATTGTCGCGGTAACCCTATTTCTCCACCGTGGTCAGGCCCACCGTGGGATTATTTTCCACCCCCTATTAAGTCACAGTATGAGGTTGTGGTTATGGCTGACTACTGGTATGGTTACAAGAGAGTGGGTAGCAGTTCATCGCAAGCATCACAGGTATGCAGATAGACTGGGAGACCCTCATAGTCCTCATGTCTACGGTATTGGGCGTGTGTTGTTTAGTGGCGTACTTTTGTATTCGGAGGCCACCCGCGATCAGGACATGGTAGCACAATATGGTGGAGGAACTCCTGATGATTGGGTAGAACGCAATCTTTACAGTAAGTATCCATTGTTAGGTGTGATACTGTTGTTAATTTTTAATACAGCAGTATTTCATGGTTGGGGTATAGTAATATGGTTAATACAGATGGCATGGATACCTTTTCATGCTGCTGGCGTAATTAATGGTTTAGGGCATTGGATAGGATATAGAAATGGTGAAACTCGAGATCATAGTCGTAATATTGTGCCTTGGGGCATTTGGATTGGTGGCGAAGAGCTACACAACTCACACCACCTCGATCCCGGCAGTGTCAAGTTCTCGCGGATGAAATGGGAATTTGATCTAGGATATGCTTATCTCAAAATGTTTTGCTGGTTGAGACTAGCACATATTAGATAAATATCACTATGAGAGCTCGTGAATTTACCATAAATGTACCAATAACCATTAAGATTTCCGGTGACAGTGAACCCGATGTTGCACTTGATCAAGACACTGAGGAACCAGAGTCTGACACCATGGTACCTCCATTACAACAAAAGATAGAATTATTAAAACGCAATTCAGGACTACCCAACGTCTACGACCAGCAAGCCGACGACGATGATCCTTTAGAGTAAAGGGTGGTCCATGGCTTTTACGCAAGACCTTTTCACTAGTCGTAGAAATACCGGTGATGGTAACACCAGAATAGGTCAACTTGAGCGTATTTGGTATGACTCAATAACTAATACACTACGTATCGGCAATGGGTCAACTCCCGGTGGCATAATCATTGGCAGCACGGCCGAAAAGATCTTTTATGAAACCATCACTGTTACCGCTCCTACCTATACAGTAACTAATGAGGATTTCTATGTTGGTGTCAACTATGCAGGGCCAGTTACTATAACTTTACCTGCCACCATGTACAATGGACGTATGTATTATATTAAAGATGAATCGGGGCAGGCTGCTACGAACCCGATTACAGTACAAGGTACCATTGACAATGACGCAGGCGGAATCATTATTGCACAAAATAATGGTGGTGTGCAGTTAATCTACAGCAGTGCTAGTTGGAGAATCATATGACGTATTTGTTTGCCAGTAATATTGCTGTTAGTAATGAAGTAGAAATTAAAAATGATGCAGGTAATCCTGTGCCAGTTACAATGACTGCCAGCTCAGCCACTGTGAGTTTCGCTCCTACCAATTTAGATGCTTTTGGCAGACTGCGAGTCAGTAATCCATTTACGTTATTTGATAGTTTTCATAGATACCAAGACAATGGCAAAATTACAGAATCAACTTCGGGTACAGCTAGCAGTGCCCATGATGCCAATTCTGGTAGCATTGTTATGACAGTAGGGACTGCTAGTGGTGATCGAATATACCGAGAAAGTAGTAGAGTATTTGCTTATCAGCCCGGCAAAAGCCTATTGATATTTCAAACATTTTGCATGAGTCCAGGTAAGGCAGGACTAAGGCAAAGGCAAGGTTACTTTGATACAGAGAATGGTGTTTACATTGAACAAGATGGTACAACACTGTATTTGGTACGACGATCAAGTTCAACTGGATCCTTAGTTGAGACTAGAATACCTCAGAGTCAGTGGAACATTGATTCACTAACAGGATCCGGTCCGAGTGGCATAACATTGGATATAACTAAAACACAGATACTTTGGTGGGATATAGAATGGTTAGGTGTAGGCACTGTGCGATCTGGTTTTGTAATTGATGGCAGATTTATACAAACACACAGTTTTCATCATGCTAATATTTTAACGCTACCTTATATGACCACTGCTTGTTTGCCGGTTAGAGCAGAATTAGAAAATACTGCTGCTACCAGTAGTTCAAGTAACTATAGAATAATATGTACCAGTGTAATCAGCGAAGGTGGATACGAACTGCGTGGACGAGCATTTAACACCAGTCATCCTATCAGTGTCCCCTATAGACTTGCATTGGCTAATACTATGTATCCTATACTGTCTATTAGGCTGAAATCTACTAGAGCAGGAGCTATTGTTATACCTAAGACCTTTGCTATCAGCGTTGCTGATGCTGGTAACTTTAGATATCATGTTGTTAATGGCGCAGTTACCACTGGTGGCGCTTGGGTAAGTGCAGGAACAAATAGTTGTGTAGAATATAATTTAGGTCCAGCTACTTATACTGGCGGTACTACTCTAAATACAGCATACATAATTAGTACCAATCAGGCAGCAGGAGCACCAGGTGTAGCTGAATTCCCTTTCAAGTATCAGCTTGAACGGAATACTTTTACCGGTACCATGTATGAATTTACATTAGTTATCGAATCAGATTCTGTTAACACAGATGTTTATGCTCAGATAAACTGGGAAGAAGTTACCTAGAACAGAGGGGTTTAACACCATTCATGGTAATGCCTAGCTTTTGCCATGTATCCGCGTTGCCCATAATAAAGTACGGCCAAAACCATGTGGTGACCCATAGCCCTACATAAGCATCTACGAGCTTATTTGAGACTTCGATTGGGTCTGTCAAGTTGTTGTACATCTTCTCCTGATGCCATAATACAAGCACCCCGTTCAGTGTAACCAATCAAGGTCCATGTGCCTGTTTCAGTATTTATTAACATGGCCATTCTACCAGATTTACCCATCTTACCAGCAAGCACAGGACGTTCTTCATATTCTTTGAGAAAGTCTATGACATATTCTGTGGTAGCACAGGTAATGGTCCATTCTACTTGCCTGACTGCATTGGGATTTTTAGTTTGGGCAGCAACCGTGAAAGTTGCAATTGTGGCAATAATGGCTATAATTAGTTTCATGTTAGATATTTAGTAAATAGTAATTGTTTAGGAGAACACATATGTACTGGGGTTATCACCTTATGTTAGACATCAGTGGTTGTAATGACGCGATCAAAAGTCGTGATTGCATTTACAATTTTAACAGAGATTTAATTAAAAGTATAGACATGACGGCCCACGGCGAGCCCGTAATTGAGTATTTGTTGCCGGGGGATCCCAAACAGGGATATAGTTTGATGCAGCTGATTACCACCAGTAATATCTGTGCTCATTTTGTTGAGCCCGATTCCAGTGCTTATGTTGACATCTTTAGTTGTAAGCCATTTGATATCTTAGTAGCGCAAGCAGTGGTACAGCGCCATTTTGAACCCGGTAAAATGCGAGTGAATTATATCACTCGCAATGCAGGCTAACGACGTCTACGCCGCCATACTATGATATTAGGAATTACTATGGCGGCGGTAACAGCAAAAGTAACAGCTACAAATATCCATAATTCTGTTGTCATTCTAATCGTTCTCCACAATGTGGACATCGCTTAGTCTCTTTGCGATGTTGATGTAGTACATCTTCCCACTCTTTGATTTCTTTTATGATCTTTTTGAGAGTTCTACGACAGCGGATGGGTTTGTCTTTGTCCAATTCATCTCGAAGTCTTTTTCTTAATTGACCGACTCTTTGTTCAAATACACCTAAAAATCCACCCGCTGCGTCACCCATTGATTACTCCTAGTGTTTGATTTGACTCCAAACACGACCGCGAATATCAGCCTGTAACTTATCTGGTAAGTGAACATAGTCTAGGTCTTCACTTAGTTTCTTACCGTTCTTAAATGCCCAATCAAAGAATTTAATGACTTCTTGGCTGGCCCGCTTGTCTGCTGGTTCCTTGTACATAATTATAAACGAAGCAGTAGTCACAGGCCAAGTATCTTTGCCGCCCTGATTTACAATACTCAAGCCCATTCCTGGAACTGAGAACCAGTCTGCTCCCGCTGCGGCTGCTGCGAAAGTTGCGTCATCAGGGGCAACAAAGTTACCGGCTCGGTTCTGTAACAACATGTAATTCATATTGTTTTTCTTTACATAGGCGTATTCAACATAACCTATGCTGCCTTTTACTCTATTTACATTGGCAGCAACACCTTCATTGCCTTTACCACCAACTGAACTGGTAGCAGGCCATTTTACTGCTGCGCCACGGCCCACACGCTTTTCCCATTCTGGGCTTACCACGGTCAAGTAGTCAGTCCAGTTAAATGTGGTTCCGCTTCCATCAGCACGATGAACCACAGTGATGTTTTGGTCAGGCAACTTCTTACCTGGGTTTAATGCTTGTAGTTTTGCATCATTCCACTTGGTGATGTTACCCATAAACACTTCGGCAAGCACAGGGCCTGTGATGCGAAGTTCACCTGGCTTGAAGCCATCAAGATTAACCACAGGCACTGTGCCACCGATGATAGCAGGGAATTGAACTTGTCCCAATTTGTCAAGGTCTTCCCCTTTTACCGGAGCATCACTTGCTCCGAATGAAACTGTCTTATTATTGATTTGACGAATACCACCTGAACTACCAATGCTTTGATAGTTTAGTGTATTGCCAGTGGCTTTATTGTATGCTTCGGCCCATTTGGCGTAGATAGGATAGGGAAATGTAGCACCGGCTCCGGTGATTTCTGCTGCGGTTACTGCTGCTGAAAATACTGCTGCGGCTAGCAAGGCAAATATTTTTTTCATTGACGATCTCCTTGTGTGTCAAAATATTTACCATTATATTAGCATTTAATTATTACAGAATTATTACAATCAGTGTTTTACGGCAAACCAGCTAGAAATCATTGCTCGCATGATAACCAAATCTGACTCTTGGTTAATTACAATAGGCTCATCAATGTCCGGCATGTCCTGCCATGCAGTCTCAGGAAACCTAAGGAATAAAAAGATGTCACGCCATGTGGTAGTGACACCTTGCTGATAACAAAGTTCAATTACTTGTAATATACCATCTACAACTTCTTTATGTTTCTTTTCGAGTTGGTTCATTGGGTTTATCCAAAGAATCAGGGGTCTTGTGCCCCTGCATTCTACGAAATTCTCGATTAATTTCTTCCATGATAGGATCTACTTTAGTACTGGTATCACGGTATGGTTGTGTACCAGTACGCTCAGGAACATGCGGTCTTCTACGAAACCAAGTCATAGTACTACTCCTTTTTGCTAGCCTCCTTATCCTTGGCATCTTTGTCTGCTGCTCTTTGGGCAGCAGCACCAGCCATAGCAGCTTCTTTGCCAGTACCAGCCAGCATGATGCCTGACAGTGTACCACAAAGGAAAGTCGCTACAGGGATAATCAGTTCGAAAAATTTCTGATCAATGGGACTAATAGCATTAAGAGGCTGAGTGACAAACATAATGCTATAGAGAACCGTAAATACAATGCCAATAAGAGTGAAGGCCAAGCAGCACCCAATAATGAACTTAAGTCGTACCATAAGTTCATTTTCTGTATAGCGCTCTCCTTTACGGCTAACAGCAGGTTTAGTATCATTTGGTTTAGCGTCCATGTTAGTTAACACCTTATCAATCACAGTATCTACTTTATCTTGCATGGGTTTTCATCCTTGAATATGTGCTCTGGGCAAGTTCGATTGATTTCGCAATGTGGTTTCTTACATTCTTGGCTGTCCCAATTGTCAGGATTTTGGCAGGGATACCTATAATGTTGAAAATTACAGCTTGCCAACATCATAAGAGCAATCAGTGTAACCAGTCTTACCACGGCAACCACATCCACAAGGCCTGGCTTACTATCAATGACCCTAGAGCTCCTACCACAGTACTAACATAAAACATAGGCATACTGGCTGCTAATATACTAGCAGTTAGTAACACAATTGAAATCTGTAAAATGCTACCGCCCCAGGTAAACCATGGTGAACGTTTCTTGGCTTCATCACGTTCGGCTTCAAGTACTTTGGCCTTTTCCATGATTTCTTTCTTGTCTTTGTCCATGCGCTCTTTTTCAGCCATGAACTTTTCTTTGTTTGCAGGAATCTGTGTTTCGGCTGCATTGATTTCATAAAGTACACCACGCACATTCTTAGCTTGATACCATGCCCACATGTTATTAGCTTGTATGGTATTGTTTTGAATCTTGCTGGAGTTTGAGCCACCTATCATGGTGTTGATTGCTAGTAGTGCTGCTAGAAAAACAATAACAAAGCCGGCTTTGTCTTTAATTTTGGCTTCACGCTCTGATCTGGAAAGGGGTTTTACTTCAGGTTTTGATTCGCTCATGTTGAGGCCTCCTTTTATATACTTATCACTATACTACTAAATATTTGTATGGATACAAAACTAGCGACCATAATATGCTCGGATGTTATTGGTTACAGCAGCCAAATGCAAAAGGATGAGTCAGGCACACTGGCAAGATTAGATGCTTGTCGTGCTATAATTGATCCACTAATAGATTCCAGCAAAGGAAGACTGTTTAACACCGGCGGTGATAGCATACTAGTAGAGTTTGCCAGTGCCGTAGACGCTGTGCGATTTGCTGTGGAAATGCAGCGTCGTATGCGTACACTTAACAATGGACTGCGTTGGCGCATTGGCATGCATGTAGGCGAAGTCTGGGTTTACGGATCTAATCTCATGGGAGATGCAGTTAACTTGGCCGCTCGCTGTGAAAGTCTAGCTGACTATGGTGGAGTTACCATGACTCACGCTGTATACAAATTAGTACAGCCTAAGATCAAGGATCATGAGTTTGTTAGCCGTGGGGTCCAGGAATTTAAAAATGTAGAGCCTATGGAAATTTGGAGTGTGGTTGTGCCCGGCGCCGAACCCAATCCGCATTTGGCTAAATCACCTAAAAAGACCACAGCAGTTGATCAAAGCAAAAGTCACAGTGAGTTAATTAGGGCTATAGTAAATGATCAAGCAGCTAGAAATCGCAGCCTTCAGGATGCACTAAGTTTTAAACACGATGGGAAAATGGGTCCTGCTACACGTATATTAATGTGGCGTGTTAGTAAAAATGACAGCAAGGCCTTAGACGAACTTATTAACCTAGCACAGAAGGATCTTGTACCTGCAGAATTCAAACCATATGTTTACGCTGTGTTTAGAGAATTTTGCAGCAAGGTTACCAGTGACATCGCACTTAAAATTGTTGATCTAGTAGAATCAGACAGTCGTAGCTTGGCCATGCAGTTTCTACGCTCTGCCGCACGAGTAAATGAGCAAGCCAGCTACAGATTAGCTATGATGGTATTCAGTGATCCGCATAGCAGCGCCAGTGAAATCGAAGCAGTGATTGGTGATTTAAAAGAGTCAGCTATGAAACGACAAGTTCCTGCTATGTTGAGTTTAGGCAGATATTACACACAAATTAACGATAAAAAGAATGCCTTTAGGTGGTTATATGCGGCTAGAGCAGAGCATAATGCTGAAGCTCAACAGCTATTAGAGCAGTTAAATAAGACCATCAGTAAAAGTGATTTTAATAACTACAAAACTGATGGTGATGCACTAGTAGATGAAATTAAATTTATCGATGACAATAGGATGCGCGGATGATTTACGTTGCTGTTGTAACTGCACTTGTGTTTGTTTATGGTTTGATAATTTGGATTTCTGGACAGGCCGAACTAGCACCAGATGTAAGGAAAAATCTTCCACCTGAGGCCATTGAGTTGATATATGAAGAATTACAATATCGCTGTCTTGTGGGGCTGCTAATGATGGTGATTAGCATGTTCCCGGTTATGACATATCTATGCGTTTATCTTTAGCAGACTTATTTCTTCTATTGATTTTTTCCAGGTGTTGATCAGTTTCGTGGGCTATTTTCTCGCCACGTAGTTCTAAGGTAGTTTCTAATTTCTGATTTAGTCTAATTAAGTCATTGTCTAGCATACGAATCCGATCGATCAGTGCAAGTAAGGTATCATTTGATTCGCCTAACAGGGGTTTAATTTCTTTGGTAACCCAGTTCCATATGTACCAAATCAGCCATGCCAAACCAAACAACATGACTATAGGAAAGCCATATTTGTTCAGCATGGTTATAACATCCACTAATCTTTCCTTTGATCTTCGCGACTGGCACGACTAAGTCTTTCATAGTCTGCCTGTAGTCCTAGAGCATGGCTAGTTTTGACATCTATTCTAATCAGCTGGTTAGTCATAGTATCCACACGTTTTTCTAGTCTACTTATAGTCAACTTCTGACTAGCAATACTGTTAGTAACACCAGCCAGGATAAACTTGATGGCCTGGTATCCGAAATAGCCAGCCACGCAGGCACCAGCCACTGCGGTGCCTTGTTCTAGTAGTTGACTAATTATGGATATTTCGTCGCTCATCTGTTAGCCAATGGGTTATCTAAGGCTTTCTTCAAATCTTCATTGATTTTACGATCTAGTGCTTTCATTCGAGCGTCGACTTCCTTATTGTTAGCAGCAATGGCTTTCGAATTCTCTGAAGCCATTCTATTGATTTCCTTAGTAGCTGTATTTATAGCAGCGTCACTGGATTTCTGGATAGCACGCACTTCTGCCTTGACTTCTGCCACAGTTCGATCTACGTCGCGACCGATTTGCTTATTCGAACGCTCAACATCTTCTACAACTTTTTCAAGTCTACGAATATCATTCTTAAGATCATTCTTGATGTCTCTGGTATAGTCAGCTGTCTTGTTGGCACCTTCTTCAATGGCTTTCTGTGCTTTGGCATTGCCTTCTTCTAGCACTGCTAATCTTTTATCGAATTCTGATAGATCTGGCGTAACATACTCAGCTATCTTTTTCTTCATGCCTACATAGTCTTTATAGACCTCAAATACGCCGTAAAGACCGCCTAAAGTGCTGGAAACTATGGTTGCAGCCACCATTAATTTAGCTGGCGTAAATTCATAGCCACCTATGCTGATAACAGTGTCTTTGCTGGCGTATTTCTTGGCAGCGGCTTCTAGATCATCTACTTTCTTGTTTAAATCAACTTTTTCTTCACTCATTGTCTTTTCCAAATTTAATTGTTGCTAATATCCATAAACCAAATATGAATAGAATTACATGGAATAGTGCTGCATAATTATCATTGCCAATCTCCATAATTATCTCCTGTATTGTTGATCAACCATTTCGCCATGCCTACGATCTTGTGCAAGATTACGTAAAGCTCGAACATTATCAACATTACGCTGACCACGATAAATCTCTTTAGGTGCGTAAAATGCTGCATCTCGTAACACCAGACTGGCATATACATTAAACCCAGTTGGTGCTATTGCTATTCTGTCTATGTCTACGCCAACTGCTGCTTCATTTGGCTGTGCATTTCTATTTACTGTGGTTATTTGTGGAGCAGGTAGTCTAGAGTCGGGCATAAGTTGACGCCCTTCAACAATCTCTGTGATAGGATTAGTTCTGTTGGTTATAAAGTTATTGATACCAACAGTGGAATCGGCTACTGCCGGTTCTGCCTGTGGTGCTGCCAGAGACATCTGCATTGGTGCAGCTAATTCCTGAAGTGCTACAGGTGCAACAGGTATAACCTGAGAGGGCACATCTGGTGGTCTTACTATCATTGCTATATCTGTTCTTGGGGGTTCGGGTAAGTTAAAATTCTGCACAGGTGGTTGATACTGTGCAGTGGTTTCTGCTCTTGGCTCGTCTTTGCCTGTGGTAAAATTATTGGTAGCCGTCATGGGTGCAGTGATTGGGCGTATGTCTACAGCAGCAGTGCTAGTAGGGGCTGTGGGTATAGCAGCAATTTGTGGCATTGGTGGCAGCGAAGCTGATGTGTTTGCTATAGATCTATCATCTTGCACGTCGGTTCTAGCAGCAGATTGTGTTTGTGGTGCTTGTATTATCACAGGCATTACTTGTGGTGCCAAGTTTACCATGGTTGTTGAGCTTGAACCAGATGTACCTGCTGTAGCTGACTCTTGTGCTTGTTGTTGTGCTTGTTGAGCAGCATCATCGCCGATTCTTTGACTTTGTTGTACACTACTGGCTGCTACCGATTGAGCTTCACGTTCGCTGCGAGTAGCTTGTGCTGCTGCTTCATTACGAGCTGTGCGTGACGCCTGCATGGCTACTCCTTGTTCTCTGCGGTCGTTATTTCGTATCAATGCTAGTGCATTATTAAGACTGTTGTCATCACTGTTGTTTTGACCAGCAGAACCACCCTGTGCTGTACTAGTTTCAGTGGTTGTAGTTGGTGTAGTAGTTACAGTAATCGAAGGATTAGTTGCTGAAGCATTAATCACAGTTGTTATATTGCTGTCAGGAGTATTAGTAGATGATGTTAATGTAGCAGTTGGAGTTAGTGCGCCGATTCGTTCTTGTTGTGCCTTTACATCGGCTATGACCTGATTTAGTGTTTCTCTAAAATTAGTACAATTTGGACTGTACAGGCCATTGAAATAACAAGGGTCTGGAGTCCATATAGGTCTGGTCCAACCTGCTACAGCTAAATGATTCCACACACCACTTAGAGACCAATTAACATTGCCCATGTCTAAACTGTTTTGTGTTTCAGTAAAAAGGAACCTATTGTAATAACTACCACTTTGATTGTTCCCTCCTCGATATTGACTGTCTGAGTACAATGTTACATTATTTTTGTTAGTCACACTAAAATTAACTGTAGCGCCACCGTCGGTACGCCAGTCGGTACACCAAAATAGAAAAGTATTGTAACATGCTCCATAGTTAGCCCAGTTAAATCCGTATTCGAATCCATGTAACTGAACACCACCGCCTATGTGTGGTAGACGTTGAGCTATATTATAACTATGCCAGTATACTGGACTTTGTACACCTTGAATTACATTATTAAATCCTGGACAACTTGGGTTAAAGGCAGCATTTAGAATACAAGGATCTACGCTGTAATTAGCTCTGATATAAGCATTTTTAACTTGTGGTCCATAACAATCTGAGCCTAAACAAGCCCAACCTCCAGCATCGTTGCCTCTGATTTCCATATTCACTGCACCGGCTTGTGCCAGTGGTTTAGCACCAGCAAAAGTCCAAGTTTCTGTTAATGTCTGCCAAGTTGGATTATAAGCAGGATTACCATCATTGATATTTTTAAGTCCTAACTGATGCATTCTATACTCAGCATTGCCCGTTGCAGGGTAATAGCCTATTTCAACCCGTAAATTGTCTTGTATAGGATTAGCTGGCGCCGCTGTTTGACTAGTACCGTCACAGTTAGTACCTATGCTATTGGCACATGGAAATCTATAGGTTAACCCATAACTAAATCCTGTAACAAACACCGCACTAGAATTCAAATAACCGTGATTAAAGCCACTGAGGCTTATGTTGTTCACACCAATGGATTCTGTTGGGTAGCTAAAGGTGTAACCATCGGCACCAAAGGATCCTTGTGGAGCAGGATAAGCAGTCCAAGTTGGGGCACCGGTAGTAGACACCCATCCGGTGTCTGAAGTTAGAGCACCATTGGGTATAAGATTACCTGTAGTGCTGTCTATGCTGTAGCCACTGGGTGTATTTGGCGATCCAGTGGTTACAGTCTGACTATAAGCCACAGTTATACAGCCAACAATAAACAACACTATGACAAATATAACTCCAGTAGTATGTTTGTATCCGTATTTCATTACTGTTTATCTGCGTCCAATGTACTAGTGCTTACAGCAACTTTATCAATCAAACGAGGAATCAGTTGTGGATTCTTGGTCCAAAATTCACGAGCTTGTTCACCAATCAGACCGTTAACTGGGCAAGGAGTTCCAGCTGCCATCATAGCGTCCCATACTCGACGATCTTGACACATAGTAGCCACAGCGGCAACTTTCATGCCCATATCGTATAGTGTTTTGCTCAATTTTAATCTTTCGCAATTTAAGTCACGATTGGTTGACCCAAAACTTACACCTAATACCTGGGTTTGTGCAGCTCCTGAAACACCAGTCACGCATAGATCTGTGCCTGCACTCATCATAGCAGGTGCAATTGCAGTAGGCGGTGGTTGAATCACTCTTTGCGTGACTTCACTTTTGTTGATGTTAACATTGGTGTTATCAGTTTTGACTGTTTGGTCACTAGTACTAACACTGGTGCTGACATTGACGTTTCTGTTGTCAGTGGTAGCAGTGCTGGTACTAGAATTGATATTACGATTGGTCATGTCACCAGTCTGGATATTGTTGTTGGTGCTAACGTTGGTATTGGTAGTGGTAGCATTAGTTGTATTAATGTTGCGATTGGTCATGTCTCCAGTTTGAATATTGTTGTTGGTATTAACAGCGGTGCTGTTACTGGTGTTAGTATTGACATTACGCACAGTGGCATCGCCATAGTTAAAATTGGTACTAGAGTTGGTATTGTTGTTAGTACTGGTACTTACATTGTTGTTGTTGTAGGTCATGGTTCCAGTGTTAACATTGTAATTTTGATTAGTGCTGGTACTGGTATTAACATTGTTGTTATTGTAAGTAACAGAGCCACTCATGATGTTTCGGTTAGTGTTATCGCTGCTGGTTACATTATTGTTGTTGTAAGTCATAGTACCAGAGTTGATATTGTTGTTGGTGTTGGTACTAGTGGTGCTGTTGACATTGTTGTTATTGTAAGTCATGGTACCAGAGTTGATATTGTTGTTGGTATTAGTACTAGTGCTGGTATTTTGGTTCACGTTAGTCAGTGTTCCACTTTGCACATTGTTATTGGTATAAGTAACCGAACCACTCATGGCATTGTTGTTATTATAGGTCACTGTACCACTCATATTGTTGTTATTGTTGTTGGTTAGTGTACCACTTTGGATGTTATTGTTGGTATTAACGTTGGTGCTAGTACTGGTACTGTTGTTGGTATTAACATTGGTGTTGGTACTAGTGCTGGTCATTGTACTATTATTAGTATTATTGCTCACACTAGTGCTGACATTATTAGTACTAACCGTGCTGGTACTATTACTGGTACTATTAGTGTCTACCAGGCTTTTGCTGTCGTAAGTGGTTTGGTTGATTAAGCCAATGGTCACTGTACTGGTATTATTGGTTGTGGTGCCACCAGCAGTACTGCTAGTACTAGTGCTAGTGGTCTGAGCTTGTGACACAGACATAAAACTGGCGATCATAAAAATGATCATAAGACGTTGTAGCATGATTTTTCCTCTAATCACTCATATCGAACTCCGGAATTGTTGAATTAACATATATTATTTAAGATCACACCATGGTCTACTAATGTACACACAAAACCCTGCAAATTTTGCAGGCCTATTTATCTCAAGGTGCAAATTTTGCAGGCCTAAACAGCTGATATAACAAATCGATCAAACTCACGGCATTTACCACAGCGCCCGCAGCCGCGTATTGTGATATTTTCGAAACTGATTGTTGGTGGTGTTGCTACAGGATAATTATGAAATTGTTGCGTACATGATACTACCATGGGTTTGACTTGGTCTGGTATCAGATTCCACTGTTGCCGTTTGGTAAGATGTTCCAATGGACTCGAATAGTTCACAGTGGGATGTAAAATTTTCCATGCTTGATCATGTAATACTTGAGCTGAGTATTCTCGAAGGCGTTCAGATTCATCTGCATTACTGGAATTCGCTCCATACCAAACTTCTGTAAAAGCAGGATTTCTACTTACAACAATATGAGCCACCGAAAACAAGTGATATCTTTGGTGCACCCATTGCTGTGCTGGTGGTCCTGACATGGTAAAACGTTCAATGACGAGCCCAAAATAGTTGGCAATGGCTCTGGCAGATTCTTCATGCCAAATACCGCCTTCGCGATCATGCACACGATCCGATACCAATAGCACATCATCGCGATTGGCCATGGTACATAAAGCAGTGCTTTCAACACCGCCGCTGAATAAGATCAGTCGCATGTGGTCATAAACAAAGGCTCCGAAGAGCCTTTGATAATTTCATGAATGTAATTCATCAAATTTTAGTAATGCTAATTGTCGAGCTAACCACAATTTCTTTCTAATAGGTTCTGAAAGTTCTTGGCTGTCATCTTCGAGGTTCTTGACACGTAGTCGATTAAGATTACGTGCAATCGAATCATCAAATACTACAACTTCGGTATCGTCAACTTCGCCCTTTAAATGCAGAAATTGTGCTGTACTACGACGAGCTAGAATTACTTCTTTGCTTCTGGCTTCTTGTCGTCTTTCTTGGCCTCGGCCTTGGGTGCATCTTTCTTGGGCTCTTCTTTCTTAGCGTCTGCTGCAAAAGCTGAGGTTACTGCAAAAGCAGCGATAAGGGTTGCGATAACTGATTTCATTTTGATTTCCTTTTGAAAAGTTGCGTAGCCTAGGCTACGTATGTAATAACGCCTGTGTGTGTAAAAAGTTGACAACTAATTTACCATAACACGACTTGCTGCTGTCATAACTGCGGCAATGCGCCCAATGTCTCTTAATTGTTCAACTGTGTAACCTTCCTTCTTGAGAGTGTCATAATGTGCTCGAACACAAAAATGACATTTGCCTACAATACTAGCGGCAAGGCTATATGATTCAAACCTGGCCTTGGTAGTGCCACCGTGACTGGCAATAGCATTCATACGCAACTGTGCAGGTAAGCCTTTTAGCGCCGCATCCTCTGTCATTTCCACAAATGGATACCAGACATTGTTCATACTCATAAGACTGGCCGCTGTAATAGCAGCAGTGCTTTCTGTGGTGTTTGAGATTTGGCTTTGAATCCAAGTCCATAATTTTGTATTCCCAGTGGCAAAGGTAGCAGCAAGTGCCACACATTCTGCTTCCACTGGATCTAGTGTGCTACGCTTGACGACTGCGTCTATGTTAAGACGAGTGTCTTTGGCGTAGTCAGGAATCGCTTCCTTGAGTTGGTCTACCCATTGCATTGATATATTCCTTTAATAACGGTTCTTCATAAATCATTTGTGCTGCCACTGCTACTAATACAGCAGCACCTACCCAAATAGTTCTAGGCCAGCGTTCCATGATTCTAGCTACTACAGTACTACCAAACAAGATGATAGGTACAGATACTAATAGTCCAAAAATAATTAACCACCAATTGCCTCCAGCAGCACCTGCAATAGCAAGAGCATTGTCCAAGCCCATTACAGCATCAGCCCAGACAATGGTAGCCATGGCTCCCCAAAAGGTACTTGCAGCAGCAACTTCATGCTCAGTTTCTTCTGTGGTGCGTACCAAGGTCCAAGCAATGTACAACAAAGCCAGACCGCCGATGAGCCTTAGTCCTGGGATCATCAGCAGATAAGTTAGTGCAGCCACGCAGGCGAACCTGACTCCCACTGCACCAACTGTGCCCCATAACATGGCTTGCTTACGTAGGTCTGGTGGTAGGCGACGACTGGCCATAGCGATAACGATAGCATTTTCGCCGCCTAAGACAACATCAATTAAGATAATGGCACCTAATGCCCATATGAGTTCAAGCATTATTTCTTATTCCTATTATCGTAAAACTTATTGCCTAACCATATAGCCACAGCAATACTTAAACAAAGGATATAGAGCTTGATTTCATAAACATCCAAAATCGATGCGTATTCAAACATTACAGAGTCTCTCCACCCACTGCACGATTACAAGCACAGAGTTCACCAGTCTGGCAAGCATCTAATACACGCAGTGTTTCTTCTGGACTACGACCAACATTCAAGTTATTTACTGTAACATGCTGAATAACATTATCAGGATCAATGACAAAAGTAGCGCGAAGAGCAGCCCCGGCAGGTGCATAAAACACTCCTAGTTGATTGATTAAGCTAAGTTCACCACGCTGAGTATCTGCAAATTGTGTATGAACAATTTTCTTTAGATCCTCATGTGCGTTCTGCCATGCTAATTTACAAAACTCATTGTCTGTGCTGCCTGTGAGCAATACTGCATCACGATCCTCAAAGTCTCGTGCTAGTTTATCATATGCTACGATTTCTGTGGGACAAACGAATGTAAAATCTTTAGGATAGTATACAATGACTTTCCATTTGCCTGGGTATGACTTTTCGGTAATATCAAAGAATTGATCACTACCTGGATTGATTCCGGTTACTACAAAAGGTTCTAGTTTATCACCTACGGTTTTCATATTTTCTCCTTTGTGTGTGGGTGTTACAAGTATATACTTAGTCCTGGACAAAGTAAAATAAAAAGGGACCGAAGTCCCTTTAAGGTCCGTTATAACGGATTAGAAACGATGGCGAATACCTACGCCAGTAACACGTTGATCGGCCCATGCTGCGTTAGTACGATTAACACCGTCATTGGTGTAGTTAGTATCACGAATAGCAGCATAAAGATCGGTACGTTTACTCATGGCATGGCTAACACCAACAGCCCAGCTGGCTGTTTCAGCATGACGACCATTGACAAAACTATGATCGAAATGACTGTAGCTTGCCATTACTGTGTTTTGCTTGCCCATGGGCATGGTAGCACCAATGCTGTAGCCTTTATCTTCTTTGGTTACTGCATCACTGTGTTCTACACGGTTCCATTGTGCAAACATTTTGACTTTCTTAAGGTCAACACTACCGCCTACTATCATTGATGACATATTTGGTTTGCCAGCACCTTGATCTACATCTTGCCATGTAGCAGTTAAACCAACAGGCCCTGCAAAGTACATACCACCAATGCTTTTGCCTGTTTGTTTTGTACCATGTGCATCATCTTGAACACCAGCTGAATAAACACCAGTTAGTGCAATTGGCCCAGCGTGAGTTTTAACCAACACAGAATTATTCCATCCTGTGTCTACTCCGCCACCTGCTAAATTAAAGTTAGCAGCACCAAAACGTTGTGTAACCATTGGTGAAAACACAAAACTATCACCAAGTGCATTAAACACAATAGTAGAAATAAAGTAAGGAGTAGTTACACGACCTACCTGTACTTCGCCGGACTTATTGGCTAGACTGACATAGGCATTACGTGCCCAATTGGTGTCGCCATTGAAACGACCTTGTTGGGCTGTGTCGGGACGTAGAAACTGCTCTAATACTACATTGGCTTTGACACCTTTGCCTAGATCTTCTGTGCTACGAATACCCACATAACTTGTAGTCATGCCACCTGCATTAACCTGTGTAGGTGATTTGCCAGTGGTATTTCCTACATAGCCATCTACTAAACCATAAATGCTGGTTTGAGCATGAGCTGTAGCAGTTAAGGTAGCCAATACTGCTGTGGCTAATAGTTTTTTAATCATCTAAAGATTCCTTTCTAAATTAAAAACTAACCTGTGTAGTGTACAGGGTAATTTATTTAAAGTCAACTACAATCAGTTATATAATTAGTTAATCTGGTAAAACTGGGTTATTTGCCCGTTATAGTAGTAGTTAACTAGGTATTAACCGCCGTAAGGAACATATTCTAGACCAGTAGTTTGTAGTCCTACTAGGTCAATTTGAGTCAGCAGTTCAGAACGAGCCGCTGCAACCATGAGTACATCAGCTTGGCTGTAGCCATGTTTTTCGATAGCTTCAACTACCATGGTAATTTCATCATATGTACCATCGCGGTTAAAGGTATTCTTCCATACGTGTTTAGCAAACACGGCGTTAGTACTAGCACCTGCGTCTGCTAGATATTCATCACTGGTTAAAATTTTAGCTGCTATTTCTTTGATAGACCACCCTAAAGTATCACGCAGATAAATGCCAGCACCAACATATTCTTTGGTTACATCATCTTCACCTAAGGCTGCTGCCATAAGTGCATAGATTTTACCTAAATCTTTATCTACTAAGTCAAATGCCAAATGCTTGTCATCGAAATGAATTCGTTCATGATCTTCTAAGGTAAATGTAAGATTAGTTGCCAAATCGCTAGAGGCAATAATATCACCATCCTTAAAATTCACTGTGTAATCGTCTGCCTTGCCGTACACTCGATATTCATCAATACCAGTAGTTCCTTCAACATCAATATTGATATCAATCGCACCATCACCGACACGACCAGTACCCACCGAGCCAAATGTGGCAATTTTTCCTGATGCTCCTACAGTGCCCACGGTTACTATGAGATTGTTAGTGCCGTCTACTCCACCTAGGTCACTGCCTTTCAGTGTAATAGTGTCACCAGCTACATAACCAGTGCCACTGCTAGCTGCGGCTGCATCTAATGCCACAGTGTACTTACCATCAAGTTTGGTTACATCGAACTTGGCACCTGTGCCTGCACCATTTGTAGTGCCTGTTACATCTTGATACAACTTGTTGATAGCATTATCTTGAATGGTAATCTTGGTTTTTGTTGTCATGTGTGTTTCCTTTTATTTGAAGACGAAGGGGCCTGAGCCCCTGGTGTGTTTGGTTACAAGGTCTTTCCTACCCCGCGGAGGTTACGCTGCTAGGCGAACATCTCCGAAATATGCATCGTTTGCATTTATTACTTTTGCTAGAATTACGTTCTTCGCCTATCGTGTTGTCCACTTACTTACTATTTGCCCCGTCGAAACCTAATACCACCCCATCATAAAAAGACTATATTAACAGTTAAACCAACGATATAAACTAACGAAATTATAATAACATTAATTCTAAAATTTCGTTTATTGATTTCTTCTTCTGTCATCCAATCTCTTTATGGTGGAGTGGGAGGGATTCGAACCCTCGTCCGCAGCACGTTTCTGCTTGCTTCATACAACAATAACTAATATTTATTTGCCGCTTGGAACCTTACCTTCGACACCTTCAATGTAGAAATTAATACGACCTTTCCATGCGTCATCACCCACTTGGTCCTTCTCTAACACTACTTTACCAGTGTTGTCTTTCAATGGACCTTGGAATACATTAAAGGTACCGGCCTTCAATCCTGCTTTAATCTCGTCAACACGTTTCTTGGCTGCTTCTGGCACAGCATCAGCTACCTTGATCAAGTCGTTGGTGCCTTCTTTGGTTCCCCACTTAGTATCCGCAGTTTTCCATGTACCGTTTAGCACATCGTTTACTGCTTTTTCATAGTAAGGACCCCAGTTGACCACAGCAGATCCAAGGTGTGCCTTAGGAGCAAATGCACTCATGTCACTATCCCAACCAAAGGCAAACTTGCCATTCTTTTCTGCGGTTTGTAGCACAGCAGTAGAATCAGTGTTCTGTAGCAATACGTCGGCCCGTTGATTGATTAGTGCCTGTGCTGCTTCGCTTTCCTTTGGTGGATCAAACCATGTGTTTACCCATACAACTTTTGTAGTTACTTTAGGATTAACACTGCGAGCACCTAGAGTAAATGCGTTGATGTTACGAAGAACTTCAGGAATTGGAAAACTGGCTACGAATCCAATGGTGTTGGTCTTGGTCATTGAACCTGCTACTACACCAGCCATGTAAGAATCTTCATAGAACTTAGCTTCATAAACACGCAGGTTTTCACTTGTTTTGTACCCAGTGGCATGTTCGAACTTGACATCAGGATGATCTTTCGCTACTTTCTCCATGGCATCACCAAAGCCAAATGATGTAGCAAAGATTAACTTATGACCTTGTGCTACTAAGTCACGGATCACACGTTCTGCGTCAGCACCTTCGGGTACCTTCTCTACAAACGTGGTTTTGATCCGATCTCCGAACTTGGCTTCAATATGCTTACGTCCATTGTCGTGAGCAAAGGTCCATCCTGCGTCGCCCACTGGTCCTACATAGATAAAACCCACTTTTAACTGCTCGGCTGCCTTAGGCGCCTCTGCAGGTTTGGCTTCTTCTTTCTTACTACATGCTGCTAGTGCTACAGCGGTAAGTGAGGCTACGGCTAAATGCACCAGCCTACGTTTGATTGACATCATAATTGAAAATCTCCTTTGAGTATAAAGTATTTAATTTTGTGATCGAGGTTGAATAATTTTCTGTATGGGTTCAGAAAGATTTGTGTATTACTAAAACGTTATGCCTACGCCAATTTGGCACCCAAGGATCATTGTGGCCTTTAAACCCTTGTTTATCGAAAAACATCATAAATTTCAAAGCCCATGAGCCGTGGTACAAAGACATTCCTAGTACCGAGCCTAATTGCGTTTCTGTATCATCAGAATATATGGGCCTAATATCATTTAGATCATATTGATAATTACCCGGGGTGCCAATGGCATTATACCAATTTGGTGCATCAACAATAAATCTAGACCGATACACGAACGGACCAAACTCGATACCTGCGTGTTTATTATGCAGCTCGATAGTACCGGTTAATCCATATAAACTGCCAGTGGTCTTATAATTAACTCCCGGTAGGCAAGGACCTATGCAATGATGTTTGTTAGAATCATAGTTATTGTCAGCGGGAGTAGCCCAGGCATTAAGTTTATATGTTCCTAAATTAGTAAAACTAAAATTGTATCTTAGGTTGTTATTAATTTTGTTGCGTACACCAATCCACGGAACCAGGTTGGTCATATCGGCGTTGTAAGGAGGATAATCTAAATTCTTTTGATACCAAATACCATTTAATGGCATAGTGGCTTTGCTGATTCCTGCTCCTACAAGATATTCTACTGCAAAGCTATTTCTGAACCCAAATAAAATTAATAAACAAATTATTATAATAGTGTAGCGCATCTAATACTTATACATACTCATTGGTTAAACATTTGTGTAAATCTGCGTCCACGATATTCAAAAGTCACAATCTCTCCTACTACGACTTGCTGTGGTTGTTGGCTACAACGAGTCTGCATTTCCACTGTAGTACCATCACTTTGACTGCCCATTTGAGCACCAATTACTGCACCAGCCGCAGTGGCAATATCTCGTCCAGATCCGCCACCAATTTGATTACCAATAGCGGCACCCATAATGGCACCAACTACGCCTCCACCTTGACTACGACGTTCCACAGGTACCTGTGTACAGACTTGTTGATATGCGGTAGCGAATCTCGGTTGACGTGATACCACAGTGGCATAGTCTGGTGCTGGCATGGTCTGTCCCCAAATTGGCACACTTGCTGTGATGAGCAATAAACCAGCGAAATTTTGTTTTAAGTCCATAATCGTTCCCTTACTTTAATTAGACGAATCAACATGTCTGTGTCTTCTTGTTCACGCTGCTCTTCAATCTCGCGTAAGCGTTCATGAGCACGATCTCGCATGGCAACATATTCAGGATCGGTATTATCTAACATACTGAGAAAGTCTCCTGATTCCTTTCTGCCAAACTCACATGCCTCGCTCCAACCACTTTCATCATGCGGATCCTGTCGCTTGGTATAGACTTGAGTCCACCACATATACAACGATAAGATCTCTAGGGCTGCCCGAGCTTGATCAGTGGGTTCACCATATTCGGCATCATCGGGACTGAGACCCCAACTTCGATCTTTGACAAGATTGATTTCCCAGTTGAGGTAGTCAATGCCAGCCTCGGGACAACGCCAGGTACGCCAACGGAACCAACCCAGACCATACCAAGGTACTTGGTACTTTGCCCTGACAGATTGATCACAGGTCACATGCTTCCATGCTAGTTCAACTTCAACAAAATCAACGAGCTCGTTAAACAAGCAAGGTAAAAAACGGTTGCCCAGGTCACACCACTGTCCTCTAGGGATGTCACGGCGGTGTGCAGTGAGTGCGTGAGTACTAGTAACCCAACGATTATTAATGTAATACTTAAGGTCATATAATTTATCCACAGGCCACATTAAGGTATCTTGAATCCGATCCAAGGCTTCTTCGGCGATCCAATACCGGATGGCATGAGCAGTTTTAGCCTGCTCACGCCAAGACTGCCACTCTGAGCTGGTCTTGGGCCCACCCTTAGGTTTACCTCGCAGCCAATCTGCGAATTTTGAGCAGGACCAGTAATTGGATCTTGTTGGCATTACACTCTTTCGTAAGTCTGTTTGAAAATATCTGCTTTAACTACACCATAGTCACCGGGACCATGACGCACAATTACATCAACCTCGGGATCGTATTGTAACTTTTCTCCCCAGGATGTGTCAACAGTACCTGAGTGATCTGCTACTTTGGCTAACTTTTTGATAGGCTTTGGACTAGCGGTGCCGTCACCGTTGTCCACTTTGATTTCCCGAAATCGCTCTGGGCTAATAGGATAGCGCTCACCCTTGGGTCCAGTCATTATATAATAACCCGCAGGATATCGTACTGGCCCTTCTAAGGTATCAATGGTACCTGCCTGATCTGATATTTCATAAGGCTCACGAGCTGGTCGCTTGAATGCCATAAACGCACCTTTACTAAACCATTCCTCACCAACAGTATCGCCTTGCACAGATTCAATGTACTCTTTCAAAGATTTAATCATTACGTGATCCTGTGAGGTTAAGTAGGCTGGTAAAGATATTGATAAAGTTCAAGTATAGACTCAACGCACCCAACACCTCAGCACGATGATCTTCATCTGCGTAACTTACTTGCTCACGAATTTGTTGAGTATCATAAGCGGTTAAACCAAGAAAAATAACAATAGCCACAGCACTAATAACCATGGAAGCAACACTGCTACCGATAAAAATATTAATAACACTGGCAATAATAATGGCAATAAGGCCAATAAAAAGATACTTGCCCCAACTATCAAGACTATTCTTAGTAAAGTAACCATATAGACTCATTGTCCCAAATAGCACACTTGCGCCTAGAAAGGCTGTGACCACACTCATGCCGGTAAACACTGCCATGAAGGCACTTAGGCTAAGACCCATTATGCCTGCAAATGCTAAAAGCAAAGCAATAGCACCTTCTCGAGCAATACCAGAATTGATAGCCATGGGCACTAGAAACACAAACACCAAGGGTGCAAACATGGTAATCCACTTAGTAACGGGACCAAAGAATATGGCCATTGCCGCAGGACTAGCGGCCACCGCCAAACTCACAATCATACTCACTGCTACTGCTAGAAACATGTAATTATAAACACGAGCCATAGCCGCATTTATTTCTGCGGCGGATCTATAACTACGAGAATTCCAATCGGCCACTGTATCAAACATTGCTGTCTCCTTTAGATGTGTGAAAAGGGCACACTTGGTGCCCTGTGTATTTAATCCAGCACAACTTATTCGGCCACGGTTTCTTTCTTACTTTCGGCTACCAGGGCAGCAATAGCTTCACCTAACATGTCAGCAGGTGCTGAACTAGCTTTGGCACGAGCGCGGATTTCCGCGATGCTGGGTGCTGCCTTGGCAGCGGATTTGCTGGGTTTAGCAGCCTTAGCTACCTTAACCTTGGCTACAGCAGGCTTGTCTGCTGAGTTGTACTTGGCGTCAGCTGCCTCAATGGCATGACGGTATTGCTCTTTGTCCATAAGACTGGTGGTCTTAAGGAAGGTCGCAGCCTGACCTTTGCTCATTGCGCTGGGCAACTCCATAAGCTCAATATCGGTATGATCAGTCTTGATCAACACTTTGACACGAGCCATATCATTGGCAAAACGAACCTTGTACTGACCCTTGACTGCTGAAACACCTGCTACTCGGAAAAGTTTGTTGTCGTCTGACATTTTTACTACCCCATGATGAAAAGTGATTTAAATTTACTACTGTACCACTAGTTTACAGCAAAACTGGCTAGTGGTCAACCAGAATATTGGTCACTCAATCGCTGATTTTCCAGCCATTGTAGGCTTGACAACGATCTCGTCCACCAAACATAGCTTCTACTATTTCTCGAGCTTGGTTGGGTCCAGTGGCCTCAACCACCATCTTAAGTCCTTCTGTGGCAGTACTACCAGACCAACTAGCGCCGCTAGGACTGCGCTGACCTAAATTATAAGTAACTTCATATTTTGCCATGATTAATCTCCAAGTGATTGATTACGATGCTTTTCGTGCCTCTGGAACTGCTTTTTATTCTCAACAGTCCTAGCACGAAACGGGCTGTTGGCTTGAAACAACATAAAATGAATTCTGGGATTGGGACTCTTAAGCATCCGCATCTGCATGATCTTCTTCATGTTCCTGCTCCTGTAAGTAATCGTTAGATCGGGCAAACCTCTGTACTTCTGCTTCACTCATCCAACCAAGTGCGTCACGAGCCAATTGTTCCCATGTTAGCACACCTTGTTCGGCTAGATCTAATAATTCGCTGGTAACTGGACGACTCTGTCTATGATCAAAACCCCACATTATCTCTGCTCCATTGCATAAGTTGACAAGATCCATTTAGCACGATTTAACAACTGACGCTGGTCTTCTAGTATGTTAGCCAGCGTGTCCGAATCATAAGGACCATGTGCCACCATTTCTTGAGCATCACTCATCATACTCATGGCATACATAGCAGCACCTGAAAAACGATAAGTCAAACTCTGTTCAACTGCTTCACGCATTTGGTCTTGGGTACAACCATACATACGTACTTCACGCTTTTGAGATTCAGTCATATCAGCGAAACGAGTAGTCATTTATGGCTCCGTTTTGTTACTGTACCACTATTATAGCAGGAATCAATAACCCTGTCAACGGCAGGGTTTTTGCTTTGTTGCATTTTTCCAACGCGACATAAGATAGCTTGCACGTTGTAAGTCAAAATTCTCTTGCCTGTAGTGCCAATTTTTTTTGCGCTCTGCTACTTGCATAGCAGTGGCTAAATTACACTTTTCCTCAAAACTAGCTGTTTTTAATAGCTCGTTCATTTCTATAAGATCTGTAGCGTACTCAACCCATTTTACTGTAGAATTAATGAGATCGCGACGTACGCCACTTTTTTTGCCGTTACTAGTGATAGTATACTTGCGTACAAACTGTGCAACTCGCATATTTACTCCGTTTTGTTACTGTACCACTATTATAGCAAAAACGGATAACCCTGTCAATTGGCGGGTTATTGTGTAATGTTGCGTTTTGACAACACACAGGTGCCACGCAAGTATCCTCTACTCAGACGCAGATCAGCCTCAATACCTGCTAACAGCATCCACTCACGAATGCTCTTTAATACTTTGGATTCATTGAATCCATAGCCAACCCAAAATGTCACAATACGCTGGTCAGAGTTTCGAGCTCTGCTCCTGGGCGTAGAATCAGTATAGGTTTTGATGATCACAGTGTTGTTTTCACGCAACACACGATTAACGATACTGCGGAATTCTAAGGTCTCTGCTTGGCGCATTTCTAGCTCCGTTTGTTTACTGTACCCATAGTATAGCAAAAAAGAAAAACCCTGTCAATCACAGGGTTTTTTGTAGATGTTGTTTAAAAACAACATTAGGTTTTGGGCGGGTAACCCTTGCGGCGCCAATAAAAGTCCCAAAGCATTCTCATCATAATACCAAGTCCCAATCTTTGTTAAGCCATTTTTTAACTAAGTCGATAGAAATGCCTGTTGTCCGATGAATCTCACGAATTGTCATACCAGTTAATCGCATATTATGAATCGTGTCGTATTGTTCTTTGGTCAATGATCTTCTAGTCATTGCTCGTTTAACAATTTGTTCCGGGGACCATTTTACCCAAGGTTTTTTCATTCCTTTATGTGCCAATGAAATCTTAGCAGTTGTGCCTTCTGTCTGCGTTCTCGCTTTAAATTTTTCGATCGTCGCTTCGCTTTTTGGTCTACCTTTTAATGCCTTGCTTCTTCTAAGATTAGATTCCTCAGACATTATAATTCCATTATTTCCGTCCCCGCCTTTAGTGGCATTGTAACCCTTATTATACGAATCAAAGTATTCTATAAGTTCTATTTCTTTAACTTTGGCTTCTTCTTTTGAAGTTGTTTCAACTAGTGTTTCCACAGACCAAGGCTCAGTGCCGTATTTTCGCAATGCGTTATAGAATTTTCTGTTGTCTTTATTCTTGGATGCTAAAATTTTATGCTCAGCCCATCGATTTTCAACTGTATTACTTGTCCAACCAATATAACATTTATTTGTTATGGTATTGGTAATCTTATAAACAAAAGCCATTATCTCACCACTGACGACATGACCAGTATCTCGCCTTCCATTTCGGACCCGGATTTTGGCAATTATGTCTTGCTCTAAAACTCTTTCTCCTGGCTGGATTTGATTTCTTAATACGCATTTCCTTATCGCCGAAGTTTACCTTGACCACTTTTCCATTTGGTTTGCGTACATAGACTTTTCTCTTGGCCACATCTCCTGCCATGGGCTTGCCTAAGGGAACCTTGCGTCCTTGATATTCTGCTTCGGTCATTTTACCAGACTGAATATCTCTTAGCATTTGAATAAGTTCAGGTGTAGTTGCTAATTCTAGATCACTGCGTTCAAATTCTGGTCTAAGGTTTAGTATATAAGCAATGGTTTGTTGCTTAATTTTGTCACCCATGGCCAGTTGTCGATCCTGGTGCTGTGTGGAATCTTGAGGTATTCTATCTGTGGCAGGCATTTTCCCACTGAGACTAAACTGATCGTCGTGATTACCTTCCGCCATACCCGTCTGGCTATCTGATTGATTCTTTAATAGTCTCAATGCCGAAGCAGGCAAGTTGTCGGCTTGACCACCACCGTCGATGTCAACATAGTATCGCTTGGGGGCAGTGCTGTGTATACCATGCTTTATTTCACGGATCCAACCTGTTTTGCCTGCGTGTTCACCCTGTACCACACGCACACGCTTTTTCAATGATTTGGCTTCCGAGACACCTTGCTTGTGTTTTTTAATCCAGGCATGTGCTTCATCTCTGCTGTTGAATGGTCCTGCCACCGCCACCGCTTGCCCATCCTTGAACACACGCCAGGTTCCGTCTTTGGTTTCACGACCGGTATAGCCTTCCGCTACACCTTGAGACATTTTTTGTTTAAGTACTTGAATCTTTTGTTGATATTGTTTGCATTTTGCATCATCACCGGCACGATTCGCAGCCAACGCAAGTTCTTCGTATTTTGATATTTTCTTTTTAGTAGAGGAAATGTCTTCCGCCACACCCGGTTGGCTATCATCATGAACCAATGCTAGACCTTTTGCTTCCATGGCCCACAATAACTCGCTCATGAATTCTTGAGCCCCATCGGCTAGATTAGGTCTCATAAGACGTTGTAAAACTTTGTCACCAATTGGCTTGATCGATTCTAAGTTGCGGGCTGGTACTGTGGTCCATTGAGGAGCAGCATCGTTACCTAATTCGGCATGGATGCCACCCATCATGCCTTTGCCTGGCTCATACTCAGTGCCTTTTACTGTTTCATCTTCTAAACTGTTGGCTAATAGCACAAACTTTTTAATAACGTCTGGTGTGCCTTTGACATACCAATGATCACCGTCGCCAAACTCATCTATGTATCTTGCTGCTATGTATTGTGATTCTGTGCCTTCCGAGACAGCTTTTGTGACTTTGGCTACACCAACCATCTGATCTTTTGGCTCAATTGGTGGTTTACCTTTTTCTTGTTCCTTACGCTTTTTTTCGGCCCAGTATGCTACGCTACCTTTACGAGGCTTCTTGTAACCGTAAGAGAATGGTCCTGCTTCTGCCACATCTTGCTCTACGCTTTCCTTGGTCTTCTCTGCCTTGCTATAACGATCACGCAGCCTGCCTAGTTCTTCTTGGCTAGCACCTTCACGCCCGGCCTTGGCAGCTCGCTTCATATACTCCGCACCGTGTTTTTTCACACCGGTATAGTACTGTAGCCCAGATTCTTCTACTGCTTCGGTACTTTCTGGTACACAATTAGGAACCATACGGTCGCCCTTCTTTTTCATACCTTCCTGTTTATACCCATCCCAACAATCCTCACCAACCACTGCTTTACCAGTGCCTGATACGTTTACAGCAGCAGCCCGACCACGCAAACCGGCTAATTTACCCTTGCTCTGTTCACGTCCGGCTCCGCCTATATGGCGACTTGCCAGACCGTGATGTGCTGACTTTTCTTTTCTAGTATTTTTGTAGGGCAATTGCTGAATTTTACCGCCACTGCGTAGAAAATCCTCAATGTCGCTGGCATCTTCTTTGGCCAAGCTAACTCCCTCTAGTAGTACAGCACCTTCGACATTATCTTGTTCACACAGGTATCCATCTGCTGTGATACCAATGATGCGTACTTCAAAGCAGACATCGCCTTGTTCGATTTCAAGGATGTCGCCAACTCGGGGTTCAATATCTTCAGGAATGTCTTGTAGTCTCATAATTAATTACACCATGATTGTTTTGCTTCGCCATAGTATTCACGGGCGAATCCGTTTTTGATTAACTCAGCTCTAAGGCTCACACCGTTTAGGATCATGTCACCTAAAACACGACCACCAAACTTATCCCATCCGTATAGTACTACCTGATGTTTTTGAGTACTGGCCACAGCATTTTTGGTAAATGCTGTGGCTGCTTGTCCACGCTGATCCTCACTGGGACACTGTGCTCTAAATCCTTTTTCAGGAGTATCGACTCCGTAGATGCGAACTGCTAGTTCGGGCTTTAGAGGTGCTGGCAGGAATGGTGCTGCAATGACCACAGTATCTCCATCATTAACTCTAACAATTTTAGCATCATAAGTGGCTCCTTGTGGTGCCTTTTGAGCAAATACCAAAGCAGGGAGTAGAAATAAACAAACTAGAAATAGTCGCATCAGGATCTCCTATATGCTATTTATAGTCTTCTTAGATCTTGATACCGGAACCAACGATCCAACCTAGCTGTTTTACGCAGTGGTATGCCAAATGCAGCCAGACGATTTTTGTGTATGAAAAAGCTAGGACCATGATTTAATCTGGGTGATTGGCCTTGTTGGATACGCCGGCGACCGATTATGTCCCATTGATATTGATGCGACATTTCGTGAGCTAATATCATTACTAACCATTGAATGCTATAGTATTTGTTAGCTAATTTGATTTTACAATAAGTGTGACGACTCACAGCATAGTAATATCCTTTGCACCATCCTAGACTAGTACGCTCTTGTGAAATTTCTATAGGCGGTCTTGTTAACTCAGAGTTGAAAATTTGCCTGTTAAGTAATGAATAAATTTGATTAACTTGCTGTCTAGTAGGACGGTATGGTTTACGTAGTTGTTGACTAATACTGGGTAATTCGGCGCTCATTATTTGAGCAAGTTTTCGAGCAGTCATAAAATCTCCTACTCTTGTATTTAATTAACTAAATACTTAATCGAAATTTCAAGGAGATCAACATGGAAATTTTAGCCGCAATAGCCATTGGCGCTGTCGTTGTTTGGTTTTTGTACAGACGCATGAATACCGACGATGATGTGCAACCTTTAAATCGCGCTACCCCAACACTACCCCCTTTGCCCGAACCTGCTCCTGCTCCAGTAATCGAGGAGCCTAAACCGGTTCCTGTAACACCAGATGTATTAGCTGAAACAGTAGCAGCACCAGCGCCTCAACGCAAACCAAGAGCACCACGTAAGCCAGCTGTGGCCAAGCCAGTTGAACAGCAGAAAAAGACAGCAGCCAAGAAACCTGCTGCTAAACCGGCTGCTGCTAAACCACCAGCTAAACCGGCTGCTAAACCGGCTGCTAAATCACGCAAACCGCGTGCCTAGTGCTCAGCTGATTCTACCCGGCCCCAGTCGGTTTTGGCTCTGATAGCAAAAGCCAATTCACGCATGCGGCCATATTCAGGACTGCCTTTAGGATGTGGTCCTGATTTTTTCAGTGCGTTATACGAACGCAGTAATTCATCTTTGGTTTTGCCTTTGTATTTGCCGCGCTCTTCGGGGCTGATTTGAGTAGTTTTGCCCCACTTTTCGTCTAACTGATCTGCTATTTCTTTGAGATGAGTTTCGACTAACCTAAGATATTGGCGTAGTTGATTGCTGTCCATGATAGCCTCTTTTGTAGTACTTACACTAGTCCTCAGAGGATTTATCAATACTTTCGTTTAACTTTTCTTGTGCATCAATCAAGCACAGTATTTGATATTGACTAAGTTCTGTTATTATTGGTAGTCCTAAACTTAGATAGACTCTGGTGCAACCACTGGCCAGAGTTTCCATATGAGATATCTCAGCGTACCTAACTACTGTAGGACCAACACCTAATTGCCAAATCCAAATAAAGTCACGCATACCAGTATATACTGATATGCATGTAATGATTAGCTAGACTTTAGTTGTTGGTATAGTTGTTCACTGGCCAAATTCTTAGCCTTGGCTTCGACCATGATATCAGCCCAGTCGTTGTGAGTCAGGGCCCATGCATTTACAGCACGAGTCCAACAAAAGTCACTGTGTGCTGTAAATGCATGG